GAAACAGTTTTCCATTTAGCGTTCTTTTTATTCCTCCTTCAGCAACTTCTTTTGATCCATAAGGCCTTGCCAGATACTGATCCTCTTGTATCTGTTTTCTTTCTTCCATAGTAAGCGGCTCTGGCTCAGGCTCTGGCTCAGGCTCTGGCTCAGGCTCGGGTTCTGGCTCAGGAGCAGCTTCAGATGCAAAACTTCCTGATGTATCGTCTGGCGCTACATCGTCAGCATCATATTTTTCTTCAGGTTCATCTTCTGAATCTGGAACTTCAATCAGATCATTTTCGCTTAAAGGTTCATTATTATATACAGAACTAATTTTCATATCAAAAATAGAAGCATAATCTTCAGGAATTTCTGGAGTTGTAACAACTATCTGTGCGTTGGGCATATCATTCTTTTCATCATAAGTATCATAATAAAGAATTAATTTGTCGTAATGGATATTGTCTTTTAAATATGTTGCTAAGTCGAAAGTTTTCTCTAAATCGATTTTACCAGTTTTTGAATTATACAATTCATATGCAATAGCACGACCTTTAGTTTTCAAGTCAGTTAAACTATCAGGAGTTATAGTTTCTTTTTCTCCTTTTTTGTATAATCCTTCAGCAACGACAAGCGAATACCCCGAAAAATCTTCTAAAGTGTGAAATATTTCTAATGCAAAAACATGCGGCATTAGATTTCTAGCAATTTGTTTTCTATTCTCAGCAGTATCAATATGCTGAAGTGTTATAGGATCTCCTAAACTAGCTACAAACTTTGAAATTGATATTTTTTCATTTAATTTAGTTTTTAATGATACGTCATCAAGTTTATTTACGTCATATTTTGGTTCAACTAATAACGTAATTCTTCTATTTTTTGATGCCGATTCAGAAGGTACAAATCTTTTGCTTGTAGTCTTACCTTTATTGCTTCCTATTGGCTTAGATCCTGTAGCAGTAGTGAAGTTGCTTCCTCTAACTCTTCCAATATTAGGAGGAGTTTTTGTACTATGATCTGAAGATAAAACTCCTGTAGCAGTTTGATTTAAAATGAATTTAGAATTATCTTTATTACTTTTATTTTTTAGTTTCGATCTAACCTCTTGAATATTAAGTTCTCTATCAGATACCCCTCCATTATTTGTTGTCTGATCTACTGAGTCTTTAATACCTTGATCTTCATCTATATTTACTTTTCTATAACCAACTTGCGATTTTCGTAAATGTTGTTCCATATATTCAGCATCAGGTAAACCTGTCTCGGTAGTATCTCTTGTAAATTCTGTAGAAATGCTTGATGAACCTCCTGGTGCTGGAACAGGTGCACGACCTGCGTTAGCCGACCAACCAGCAATCTCCGCTGTCGCAGCTAAACCATCAAGATCAGCATGGACCACATTCGCTTTAATATCATTACTAGCTTTCATCGTTTTAGTATCAATATTTTCTTGGACGTATAGATTTTTTGTATAAGAAATCATGCCTTTGCCGCCCATAGTGCCCTCTGTTCCAATACAAGTCATATTATCTGCAGCCATATTAACATTAACAGATGCTAAATCAATACCGGATTCAGAGGTAAATTTCGTAATTCCACTATGAAAGTATTCAGCTTTTCCTTTTATTAAATTTCTAAATGTGCCTTTAATTGTATTAGTAACATCTCCCAAAAGAGTATTTGTTGATTGCATTAAAACTGTGGAGGATTTAGTTTGTTGAATTACCTCTGTCATATGCCTAACTATATTCTTTCTATATGATCCTATAACTTTTAATATATTATTACCGCCAACTTTTACATGATAGTCGCCCTTCACATCTAGAGTGTAATCACCAGTAACTGTCATGTTTAGATTTCCATTATATAGAATATTTCCATCTGCTTCAACAGCTAAATTATGATTTCCAGACACAACTTCAACTCTATTACCAGTACTATTAATAAGAATTGTACCATCAGGTTGAATATCAATTCCTGCACCACAATTATGTTTTATTAAAATTCTTTCACCTGAAGGAGTATCGTTTATTTCAATAACATGTCCTGATGAAGATTCATCAACTTGAACTTGTGTGTATTCATATGTATCTAGAGTAAGATAACCTAATTCTTTTCCTGGTATACATGCTTTTACGTTGAGATTATTTACATTTTCTCCTCTGCTGGCTTTATTAACGCCAGATTGATTAACATATTCTGGTTTAGGAAAAAGTAAATTTGGATCCGAAAATCCATTTTCACTTAGACCCTCCTTTTCAGTAAAAGAAAGTCCTAAGTTATTTTTTCTATTACTTAAATCGTCTGCTTTAGTTGTCATAATTTATCCTTTTATCCATCTATAACCAGCAAATGAACTTCTTTTAGCTAAATTTTCAAATCTAGCTACAGAATCTGGATTTGAAATATTGACTAATGAAAACTGTCGTTTTTCGAATCCTCCATTAATAACAGCTTCCCAAATTTGATATACGTCTGTTTCTGAAAAATTATAATCTAATGGTGAATGAACAACAAATTTAGTGCCTGCAGCATATTTGCCCGCACTTGCATCGTCCATTACTTGGAGACTATCAAATTCTGGTAATTTTGCATATGTGGGAAATCCGAAATGTTTAGCTGAAAATTTACTAAGGACATATTCTCCACCAGAAAGTGGTTTATTGTTTTTTTCGATTGTAGTCTCAGCAGGAGAGGTTGAAGTCGATCCTTTTGATAACAATGGCGGTTTTGTTCCAGATGATTTAGTATTTTTTCTTTTAAAATTTTTCTCTATGTAATCTCTCATGTCAATTCCAGGATCAATTTGATCTGGATCTGTATCTCTGTGTCCCCAAACTTGACCTCCTGGATGAACTGAATAAAATGCTCTTATGAACTCTTTCAGTGTTTTCCACTGTTCTTGCCTAATTGACTCCGCACTTAAATACTTATTAGGATTTCTAGTTCCTGAAGCGCAGTTAAATCCGCCAACTAAAGCTATACCTATACTATTCTCATCATGTCCGTTAACTTCTGCGTGAGCACCAACTTTATTTAAAGGTCTACCTCTTTGCAAATCGCCATTTCTTTTAATGATATAATGATATCCACAACCAGTAAATCCATCTTGTGTGTGCCAATTATGTATTTCTTTAGCACCAATATTACCTTGGTCTACATAGTTTCCAGTCCAATGAACAACGATCTCCGTGATAGGTCTTATAGATGATCTGATATCAGACAGTAATTCTTCATATGAATTAACGAAAGTGAATGTATAATTCCAAATGTCAGTATCAGCGCCTTTCCATTTACTTTCTTGCGAAGAATTATTTACAACCGGAGTTGTTCTATTTCCAAAATCTATAGAAGAAATTTCTGGTCTTATCATATTAGCAATTGAAGGATCTAATTTAAATATTTGTGCTTCAATATCTGCTATATTAGGAATATTTGGAGTTTTTTCTAATATTTTACCCAACACTAAATCCGCAACAGCAGATTTATTACCATTAATTACGGATTGAACAGCATTAAATTGGTCAAGAGGTTTTAAAATACCTTTAGATATAGAGTTGACTTCATTCAAAATAACATTATTTGTGTTTGCTATCACTCTATCTAATGTGCCTCCTTTAAAAGGACCTAAGATATTTTCTGTATTACTAGAAAAATTGTCTAATACGTTTTGAAATTCGTTCTCTATCTTATTAACTTTATCTTTAACTTCATTCACATCTTCAACTAAACCTTTTATAGATTCAAAAGCATTTGCATCAACACCTAAACTCATTAGAGTTTTTACACTGGGTACCTTACCTGTAATACTTTGAAGATTAGACGCTATAGATTTAGGAGATGCTGAAGATATAATTTCAGATAATTCAGATACTTCATCTATAGCACTTGAAGCTATACCAGTTATTGCTGAAATAGTATTTTTCTTTGTAACCTTTTCTTTTAGCAAATCTTCAAAACCTGGAACGCTTCCTGTAATTTTTGCAATTCCGGTACTAACTTTTGTTTCTATATCTCCTCCGTCATATTCGGAAGTCAGTGATTGAATTCCACTTAAAGTTTCTCCAACATTTTTTCCCAAAGAACTTAACTTAACATCTAAAGCTTTTTTGGCTTTAGATTTAGCTAAATCTTTAAATCCTGATATATTAGAAAGATTTGAAGCATCACGAACCATTCCCTGCATTTCTTCAAAGCCTATAGTGTCTTTCAAACTCATTGCGAATACCTCTCTAATACTTGCCTAGCAAAATTATACCTCTTACTAAATGTTCCCGGTTGAGGTCTTTCATAATATTTTTCTACAGCATATGTAGCTTCTTTCAGAGTGTTCGCTGCAATTATTTTACCATATGCGCGTTTTTCTGCATTTCTAAATTCGTGCATAGACCAAAGTAGCTGTGCTTCTAATGTTCTATAGCTTAAACCGTGATCCGAAGAAAAATCTTTTAGACCTGCTCGTCTGTCACCTCTCCATTGTGCTAATCCAAATGCAGGTTTTCCTAGATCATTAGGGTTTAAAACATCTGGTTTTAGATTAGATTCTGCAGCAAAGTTGCCACAAATTCCTGCACTTTGATTAGGAGTAAACCCATTAGCAAGATAGAAATTATAGCACTGTTCTCCATTAGTTGAACCTGTTAATTCACTACCGTTATAAGTAATTGTACTGCCAGATGGATGTCCAGCTAATCTTGTATAAGATGAACCATCTTCTCCATTATCTAATGCTTTACTACTTGTATTTCCATTTGATTTATATGTATTAGGTAAACTTTTCTCTGTTGTGTGAAATGATCCTATTACCATAGGCAATTGAGAGTTTTTAGAATCCATAAAAAATCCAAATACCTGCGCTCCAGGCAATATTTTGCCCATTCTACCAATACCTGATATACCGCCTTCTGTTGAAGGAAGTACAACTTGTGCCCAAGGCAAACTACTCAAAGGAATATCAGTCAAGTTTTGAGAATGTAATCCATGAACTCTAACTTGAACGCGACCTAATTTCAATGGATCATTGTTATTTTCAACAACACCGAAGAACCATCTAAAATTATCTCCGTAATATTCTCCAGAAATACTCATGAATTAGCTACCTTTTCTGATATTTTAGTACAGGACAGGACGGTGTTATAGCTATTTCCTGAAAAAATATGTCTTGCGGCATATATCATATAATTTCCACTTTTCTTATGATCAATATATTCTTCTTCCGGTGTCGTATTTTGTAAGTTCAATTGATCCATACTACTCATAAATTTTAAAAGAATACTATTACCAATTGAAACGTTTTTGTCACTGCTCAGAAAATTCTTACCAGCAACGGTAATATCAATAGCATCTTTTTGCATCAATCTATTTATTGACTTTTTCTTAGCTTTAAATGAATGATCTTTGGATTCATAATAATTGAATATACCATCGCTAAATATGTTGCCTGTTATTATTTGAGATATGTGTTTTGTATCAAATTCGTGCGATTTTTTATCGTCAACTATAGAAGTGTTATCGATCAAACCCTCACTTTGATTTACTTTTATAATATTTTTTTCTCTCAATTCATTATAAAATTCATCAATATTATGCTTTTCTTCACTGGAAAATCCCACAGTAGTATCAAAATAGTCGTAAGTTGAAGATAATAATCCTTCTTGGGCAAACTGCAATTGATTGACTTTGCTAGATGCTTTAACTCCTTGAATTATGAAAGACTGTACGAATTTATTAAATTTACTGAGATTACTTCCATACGCACTACTGTAAGTATATGGCATAGCATCTTGATTGAGTGGAGGATTTTCCATAATTTTTTCTAAGTCTAAAAATCTAATATCATCATCACAGATAGTTGAAAAAAGATAAAATGGTAATCCATTTTCAGATATAGCACGATCTTTAATCCAAGATAATGCTTGAAGCGGAGTCATATTTGGCACTACAACTCTCATAGGTCCATCAGTATGAATTGATATAGTAATGTCGCGCAATTTTCTTTTAAGATGCTCATTCAACATTTTCTTAATAATCATATTCGGTGTTCCGTCATATGACTGAGAAATTCTTTTTTGTCTTGATACAAAAGCTATATCTTCTAAAATATCAAGTACTAAAATTTTATTATTTGTATTGGCCTGAATACTATTAGCAACATTTGTTATATAAAAAACTTTTTCAATTGTAGTAAGACTATCATTATCTGTGGCAATTTTCACTGTCATTTTTTCACAACCCAGAAAACCCACTGTACTATTTAAATCTGCATTATCTAATATAACTACTGTTCCAGTTAAGTATGGCTTTTCCAAATGTTCGAATATGTTAATTTCAATTGAAACTCCTTTTAGTTCAATCTCTTTATTTGAATTAGTCATTCTATCACTTGATACTTTCAAGCTAACAAGCGTATAATCCGTAGCATTAACTGGATCTTTTATTCTCGATTCCATTAGACTGCCAATAATGATTTTTTGTAAAGGGTGTGTATTTGAGAAACACTTTCTCTTTTCAATACTTTTATAATTTTATTTGAATTATTCAAATTGATATAATGTTGAAGATTTGTTATCTCTGTATATATTCCTGGTTCTCCTACTGTAGGATCAACGTCAACTTGATTGCCTTCAGAATTTACATAATGTCTTAAAGCTAAATGTTCTGATCTATCATCACTGGGTTGAATAGTTACAGTCTGTGTAGGATCGCCTTGCTTTTGTATAACTTCTCCAGTAGTTGAGAATGATTTTTTTCCTTGAATTACAATTTGACCAAGATCAAGCTGCCTTTGCTCTATCACACCTACTGTACCTGAAGTTTGTCCTACTACTGTGTCTCCGCTCAACATCTTATCAAAAAATAAATCTCTTGTTACTAGAACAGTATCATTGAATTGTTTTTTTGTCCATTTCGTTACTTCATTAGTAGAAATGGGAAATCCATTCTTTCTAATATGATCATTCATGAAAAAGAATGTCCAATAAAACTCTGTACTTCCATACAATTTTAAAGACAGAGTGTCGGGTCTTTCTCCTTCTAATATTTCATATTTTTCATAAGTCACATTATTTTCTTTAACGTGATCTAAAATATCCGAATATGCGCTAATATTTTGAATGACTGTATCATGAGTCTCTTTTCCAAATTTATATAATGTTGTAGGAAATGGTCTAAAGTAACTCATTATGTTATTCCTTGATTAGCGAATGGAATAAATCCACGTCTATTTTCATTTCTTTGATTTCTAACATCGTTTCGACTTAAAGTTTCTGATTCAATGAAATTCACTGTTATATCTACTTCAGAAAAATCACCACCCTCATGAAATCCCATTCCACTGCTATTAAAGTTTGCTGAAAAACTTTTAAGATACATGTCTTTATATTTCATCACAGGTTCGCGTCTTTCTCTATTGTTATATAAAATTTTAACTCTGAATAAGTCTGGAAATTTATAACCAATAGGTATATCCGTGCCTGCAATATTATCTGTTATTTCTTCTGGATACATATTTTCTCTGAAAAAGTCTACAATTTTTATTATTTCTTCGGACTCTCTTTTACTTTTTGGAATCAACTTAAATGTAAATGCTGGTTCTCTAAGACTCACTGCTTTAAATATAGCACGGACATTAGGATTAGGGGCTGTTTGTAATGCCATTCTAGTTGCACCAGAAACTGCACTTCCGCCAAAATTAGCAAGTCTTGTTAATGCAACTCTTGATTGGTCTGTTGCTGTTGTATTACCCTTTAAAAAGCTTGTGAGTGATGCACCAATAGCTTTTGATCCCGCTGATAATCCAGTTGCTCCAGCACTCAACATATCTTTCATAGCAGTTCCTAAAACACCCAGTTCGACATTATCATATTGAACTCCATCTTGAACTTGAATACTTTGCGGCATGTATAAAATACATCTTTCTCTGGGTGTAGCACTTATTGTTAAAGGAGTCAATAGTTTTCCCTGAGTCGATCTTGCTTGTTGATCAAAGGTAGGTGTTGCGGCAGCAACAGCGGCGTTTAATCCAGGATCTCCTGTGCCACTTAAATCTGCATCCGATAAGCTATCTGTTGATGAGGCTGCATTTTTAGCGGAAAATTTCACACTATCTGTAACCGAAGGAGGAGTTACCTCGTGTACTGAGAATTGTATTCTTGCAGCATAAGTGTCTTGATCTTCTATGGGAAAGATATGTGATTGCATTTTAATTTCCGATATAAATAAAAATAGTTACTATTATTTATATGAGATTATGAAAACGCACTCTGGCAAATATAAAATAAAAAACCGAAAGAAATATAAAGGCGATGCTGATAATGTCGTTTATAGATCTGGTTGGGAACTTTACGCATTTACTTGGTGCGATAAGATGGATCATATATTAGAATGGTCTAGCGAGGAAGTAGTCATACCATATTTCTATGATGTAGATAAAAGATATCATAGATATTTTATGGATTTAAAAATAAAAACTGTAGAAGGCGTTACTTTAGTTGAAATTAAGCCAGCAGTTCAAACTATGCCACCAAAATTTTCGGGTAAGAAAACTAAGCGATATATCAATGAAGGCATGTCTTACGTTAAAAATATGAATAAATGGAAAGCTGCTGAATCTTTTGCGAAAGATAGGGGTTGGAAATTTCAAATATGGACAGAGAAAGAACTAACTGCATTAGGAATAATGCCCAAGCAACTAAAAAAATTGAAGCCTCTGCCTAAAATGAAACGTTTATAAAATTGATATAAATAAAGATAAGTAATTAGAGAGATTTTATGGCAGGCATTTTCGACACACTAGAGATTGAAGCTTTTCGGGCTGGAATAACTCCCAGAACTAAGGAATCTATAAAATGGTTTCAAGGTAAAGCGAAAGCTATGGGCAGAGCAAAGAAACGATCCGAGTTGTTACAAGAAAGGCCTTTAAAATTAAGAAACACGCACGGCATTGGAAATATGTATATGTATTTTTATCAGCCAAAGCATAGAGAAACACTTCCATATTATGACAGTTTTCCTTTGACTATTGTTATAGGTCCAGCAAAAGGTGGTTTTATGGGACTGAATTTGCACTATCTACCAATGACATTGAGAGCAAAGTTTTTAGATTCTTTACTTAAAATAACAAATAATGAAAAATTTAATGCTACAACAAAATTTGACTTGTCGTATGAGTTATTGCAAGGTTCAGCTAAATTAAAATATTTTAAACCCTGCTTAAAACATTATTTAAAAAACCAAGTCAGAAGTCGTTATGCATTAGTTCCAGCGCCTGAGTGGGAAATTGCTGCATTTTTGCCTACGGCAGATTTTCAGAAGCAATCGCAAGCATATGTTCATAAACAATCCAGAGAAAGCTTTAAAAAATGACCCAATTTACAGTACCGGCTTCATTAGATGATTTTAAAGCTAAAATATCATCAGGTTCTGCAGGACTTGCAAGACCTAATAAGTTTATGGTTGAATTACCTCAAAGCGTTCCTGGAAATCATATGTCTATTTCGGATTTAAATATAATGTGTAAAAATGTCAGTTTACCTGGTAGACAGGTAACAACTTTACAGAAAGTTATGGGATTAAGAATTGAGAAAATGGCAAACGGATTTGCTGTTGATGATATAACTTTTTCTTTTTATGTGCAAAATGATTATAATGTTAAAAAATATTTTGAAGCTTGGCAAAACTTAGCGGTAAATCAGCAAACATATGAATTAGGGTATAAAACTGGCCCTGGAGGATATGGAAAACAAGTCAGGATACATCAACTAGCTGCACTAGAAGAAAATTTTAATCCACAAGCCTCACGTAGCGCAATTGCGCGCCGTGGTCGCAGAGGACCTTTACAGTTTGATGGCAAAGCAAAAGATACTGCTTTAGAGAAGGTAATATATACATGTGTTCTAGAAAAGGCGTTTCCTACAACACTAAATTCTATTGAAATGAATAGCGAACAAGGAGGCTTAGTAGAAGTTTCCATACAATTATCATACACTGATTGGAGAAGTGAATAAATGGCATTACCTAAATTAAATGATAGTCCAAAATATGAAATGACAATTCCATCTTTACAGAGCAAGGTTAAATTTAGACCTTATCTTGTTAAAGAAGAAAAAATATTAATGATAGCTATGGAAAGCGGCAGTCAAAAAGCTACCGTTAATGCTATTATCGATACTATTATGGCATGTGTTGAAGGTGAATTTGATAGAAAGTCTTTAACTTCATATGATATCGAATATATGTTTTTAAACCTAAGATCGAAATCTGTGGGGGAAAGAACTACAATAACAATTCAATGTCAAAAGTGTGAATCGCATAATGATAATGAAATTGATTTATCTAAGGTAGCAGTTTCAAAAGCTACTTTAGAAAAGTCTATACAAATTACTGAAGATATTAATCTTCACATGAAATATCCAAATTTTACAGCAGTTATGGAAGTTGCTAATGATGGCAATGAAGAAACTGAGATTGAACGAACATTTAAATTAATTTCAGAATGTATGGATGTTCTAGAAACAGAAGATGGTAGATTTGATCTTAAAGATGAAACGGAAGAAGAAATTCAAGAATTTTTAGAATCTTTATCTTCACAACAGTTTGAAAAAATTAGAGATTGGTTACAAGATATTCCTAAATTAAAGCACGAAATTACTTTTGAATGTAAAGAGTGTCAACATAAAAATGATGTGGTACTACAAGGCTTAGACGATTTTTTTTAATCGCTCTTTCTCATGATAACTTAATAAGTCATTATAAGACAAATTTTACATTAATGCACGATCATAAATATTCATTAACAGAACTTGATAATATGATGCCTTGGGAAAGAGAAATTTATCTTACATTATTGATACAGCATATTCAGGAAGAAAACGATAGAATAAAGACACAAAATCAAGGATAAGATATGTCAATTAGCGATACTGTAAATCTGATAAAGGAACAAAACAAACTCTCAACTGAGTCTGTTGAAGTCCAGAAAAATAATACGGAAGTTCTTAGTGAAATTAAGAGCGAAATTCAGTCGCTTAAATTAAGTACAGAATTTGCTGCAAAAAATACCCGTCTAGATAATTTAGAAAAAAATAGAAAAGAAACCCGAAAAAAAAATTCTACTTCTAGAATTACAGGTTCAGGAGTTGTAAAGGCCGTAAAAAATCCTTTAAGCACTACAAAAAATATGGCATCTAGTATTTTAGATACATTTATGCGTGGTGGTGCGTTTACTAAAATAGCATTAGCATCTATAGCTGGTGTTGGTCTTGGCTCTATAGTGAAAGAGATTAAAAATGCGTTAGGTCTTCAAGGAATAAGTTTACTCGACATTATTAATAAAGCAACAAAAGATATTTTTGGCACAGGTTTATTTGGTAAACAAATGACTGAGTGGTTAAAAAATATTCCTTCGCTTTCAGAAGCTATTACATCTATAAAAAATACAGTCTCTAACTTTGTAACTTCATTCGAAACTGAATTTCCTCTACTAAAAGGTCCTATTAAAATATTAAGTTCAGGAATAAAACTTCTGACAGATACTTATATCAAATTCGAAACATATGTTGAAAGCGTGTTTGGTGAACTAGGAATATTTGAAAAGTCTTTAGCTGCATTTGCTGCAATTAAACTCGCAATGGTCGGAATCAAAGCTGCATTGCTTGGAGCCAAAATGATAGGTGGCAAAACTCTTAGAGGTTCTATAAGCACTTTAAGTACTGCTACTAATAACTTAACTAAAGCTGTAAACAGATTAGCTAGAAGGCAAGCTAATAATCGTCTTGGCGGACCAGATGCTGCAAGAAATAATAGCAGAAATGCTAGAGCAAATAGAGGAAAATGGTGGACAAAATTATTAAATAAAGGCACTCTTGCTGCGGTTGTTGGTACTATCGCTACTGTAGGTGGATTTGCGTCAATGATGCCTGGTTTTGGTGGTGACGGTGACGGAGATGGCGATAGAAATAATAGAGGAAATAATGGTAGTCGTAGCGGCACAGGTAATCAAGTTGAGAGACCACCAGTTTATGGTGGAATGACTACGGCTCAAGCTGATGCTAGAAGAATAGCAATGCAATCTGACACTAAGCTAAAGATGCTATACGGAGATATATTTAAAGATCCTGGCGTGCCGGGCGGTAGAAGTGCTGTCAATTTTGCTGCACTTGATATATTATCTGAATCTAAGCCAAATGTTCCTGGTAGAGTAGGACCCGGTAATTTAGCATCACAATTAGTAACAGAAAGTCCAAAGCCAAAAGGTAATATTAAAAAAAGCTTACTTTACTCTTTGATAGAGACTGAAGGTCCAAGAAAAGTTGCATCAAAACCATTAGCAACAATTATGCTAGAGACTGAAAGTCCAAAAGTTAAGCCAACGACAAGTAAGTTGCCAACACTTGATATAATAAGAGCAACGGCTGCAGCGAGATTTAGCAGAAATTTCGTACCAGATAATATAGCAGGAACAGCACCTAGAGCATCACTAATGGGATATAATCCCCAGATGAGCAGAAATTTCGTACCAGATAATATAGCAGGAACAGCACCTAGAGCATCACTAATGGGATATAATCCACAGATGGGTAGACGCTATATTCCTGGCAATGTTGCCGCAACTGCTCCTAGAGCATTACTCATGGGATATAATCCGGGTATGGGTAGAAATTTTGTGCCCGATAATATAGCAGGAACTGCTCCTAGAGCATCACTAATGGGATATAATCCTGCTATGAGTAGAGGTTATACTCCTGGTAATGTAGACGTTAGTGGAAGACCTGATATAATTAGAAGTGGTAGAATGGATGGTCCTGGTACTGCACAAAGAGCAATGTCGAAAGAGTATTATAAAGCAGGATTTGCAAAAGACGGCACTCAAATGTGGGGAGAAAAGGGAAAAAATTCTGATGGTTCAAGATATTCTAGATTTTTAGATAAAGCTAAAAGTATGGAAATAAATGCAGATTTAATGAATGCGAGAGTCAGTGGAAATAAAACAGGCGTATCAAAAAAATACGGTTCTAAAATTTTAAAGTTTGTTACTGCAGGCGCTGGAATGGTAGGAGCAGCGGTATCTGCACCGATTACCGCCGCAGCTTTAACTGCTACGGGAGTAGCTTTAACTGCATATGATGCTTATACGGGTGCAAGTGGCGCTTTATCTAATCTAGGACCTAACGCATCTACTGGAGAGAAAGCAAAAGCTGCAACAATAGGTGGCGGTGAAGGTATTCTTCGAGGCATTTTTGGTGGAATAGACTTTATGACTCACTATGCAGGCAAAGGGATAGACTATATTCCTGGTACAGGTAATATAGGACAAACTGTTAGTGATGCTGCAATTTTACTTGAAAATTATAATAAACTTTCGTTAGCATTACACAGAAATAAAAAAATATATACTGATGATGAAATTAATGAGGCTGCTAGATCAGTTATTAAAACTAAGATACGTGCATCGGCAGCAGGATTTGAAAGTCAGTATATGTTAGAACAAGCTAATGAAAAAAATAGATTATTGTTCAATTCAAATCGTATACCTCATCCTATGGGAGCTTCAGTAGAATATAATGAAGGCGGGACCAACATCGTCCAAAATAATAATAATTTTAGTGGTGATGGTGTTCCCGCCTCTGTTGATGCTAGTGATGTAGCAATAGAAGTTCGTTAGTCGTTTACTAGACTAGCGAAATAGTTCATTGTATCATCACCATCATCGGCAGAAGTGTCTGCACTTGGTGGTGGTGTCGCTGGCATAGATGGTGGTGCTACCTCTTCACCCAAAGATGCTTGCTGTTGCATAGTTGGTTGCACTGTAGTTCCTAGAACGGCATGCATTTTAGTTTCCAATTCAGCATATGATTTATACTTTGATGGATCGGTAAACTCTTGTATGTTATGAAGATTATTATAAATCTGTTCAAGCTTTTCATCATCCTCAGACAATGTCCGAACTGAAGAAAATTCAGATTTATCATAGTTGCGATAGCCCTCAACGTCACGAATCTTCAGTTTGAAATCTGCGCCTTCCCAAAAATCGAATGGGTTCATCGGAGTTTCATCTGCAAATTCTGGTGTCATAGCATCCATGATTTTATCAAAGATTTTCTTACCATACTGATACATGAAAACTTTGCCTTCATTCTCTGGATTACCAGGATCAGATACTACCATGATATTCGAAACATGATGCAATCGACGTTTTTGCCGACGCGCTGTTTCTTTATCAGCTTCAATACCTGAATTCCATAGAGTACTATTCAGTTTACCTACTGGATCGTCTTGTTCAATAGAAGTTAAAGACTTTTCGATATACCATTTACCAGTTGGACCTTTAAATGCGTGATCCCAATATTTTGCCCATGGCAGATCAGAACCTTCATTAGCTGGTAGAAATCGAATAACAGCATAACCATTATTCTGTTTATCTACAGTGGGTTTCCACATGCGTTCATCAACATAAGACTTTGTTGAAGTTTGTGCCGATTGTGCGGCAGCGGTTAGTTTTTCAATCGTATTACGATTGCGTTTTAAGTTTGCAAAAGACATATTTTATTCTCCTATATGTGCTGAAATATTGCTGTATTATTTTTATAGTATTGCTGTATTATATCAGATTGTGTGTTGTGTGTCAATTATATTTATCGCTTTCTTTGAAACATAATTGTTTCTTTACCAGTGTCTGGATTTACTGATGGAATTGCAACATGACCGTCAGGTACAGATTGTGTCCCTACATATTCCCAAGTATTGCCTGCTGCAACATTTGCAGGACCAGCAGCAAAAAACTCCTCATTATCATTTAGAAAGAGCATCGTAATCATGATTAGTTCAAACATTTATTTTTCCTTTATATGTTTGTATAAGTTGTAATAGTAATCGAAAGTTTTTGGGTAGTTGTCTGGGTCTGGTAATACTCCTTTAAACATTTTAATAAATTCTTGTATCTCTTTATCTGTCATTTTCCGTACTCTGTCTCTTATCGCAATACATTATCCACATATACCAAGAAGCACACATAGGTATAAGAGCATTTAAATTAATTACTGGAGGTAATAACAGTATTACTGCTGGAAACATAAACATTGCCATTAAAGCTACGGCTATATAATCATACCATCTTATCATTCAAAAATCAATTCATTTTGTTTGGGTAAATAATTTAAATTCATAGCCTCAGCCTCAATCTTCTCTCTAATGACTGGTGATATTAATTTCTTTACATCTTCAGGATCAAGATTTGTTATATTACACACTTCAACTACAGCGTCTATCCATCCCAATTTTTTATCTACAACTTGTTCCTCTATTAGTTTACTGAATTTTGCTCTATTCATAAATTCTTTTTCGATCATTTATTTATCGCCCTTAAAATTATTGTATCACTATTTAGACGACCGTTACCATCGTTTGTTTTAGTTGTTAAGTTACCCCACTCTTTATCAATTTGCTTTGGAGTTTTGCTCAATACAATCGGTAAGAATAATTCTGGCTTTCTTAACTTAGTTGATCGTGATTGTTCAACATCTATTCCTTGAAGCGTAGTACCCTTTACAGTAAAGCCGCCACGTTGTTGACATACTAATTCTGTTAAAGCTTTGTACTTTACATTAAATACATAAACTCTCATAGCTCCTATCACGCTGCTAGGATTTATAGATGCTATTTTAAATTCATTTGAGTCTTTCAAATATTTCACTTTTTCAACTTGCTTGTCTGCCGTTTTAACTTTAGGCTTACGTGCTTTACGTGTAGCTTTCTTGGCTGTCATAAACTTATCTGCATCGGAAACGATTTGCTCTAAAAACTTAGCAAACTGTTTTCTATCACGAACAGACATATGAGAATACGCTTCAACTAAGTCTTCCGACTTATTGTTTATCAATTCTTGCATCTCTTTTAATTGAGGGGTATAGTATTCATATACAGTTTTTGCCATATTGTATGGCGCATCAATCTTTTTTAATTCATCGTATATTGAAAAGGATTTATCATCGATCATTGTATCCCAATTATCAATTACAACGTCAATACCACCTATAAATTCAGATGTTCTCTCTTGAACAATCTCTTGAATACTTTTTCTAGGAATATCTACACTTTCATCTTTATTTTCGGCTTCTGCTAGTTTTCTTTTGCCTCTTTGTACCAGTTCTTTAACGTGCTTAGATAAAACTTTTTCTGCGTCCCACCAAGATGGAAATTCATTATCCATTTCTTTCCAAGCTATAGTTGATGCAAGCAAAGGAAGTCCTGAGAAAGCCCAGTCTGGCGCCTGATTAGCGATAGCAACATCACTTTTCGATAATGTAATTTTAAGATAGTCTTTGATCTTTGCTATCACATCCTTCTTATCCACATCAACTCTAATATAGTCATTAAAGTTGCGAAACGAGTCAGTTGGTGCGGCAGCAAACCCTGTACGGGCTTTACGGGTGAAAGTTTTTTTAGATTTTCTCGCCATTAGATTCACTTTCTTTTTCATTATCAATAGTTTTTATCTAAGAACTATCTTAGACCTATTACACGTATTTGTCAAGCATTATTTTTAAGAAGGTCCTTTAGTCCATCAATATCTTCAATAACATCATCTAGTTTAATCAACTCAACTTCACCATCTTCTGATAAAGTCGATAGTAGATAACCATCATCTATCAATCTATCGACGCAATGATCTATAGCTTTCTCTAAAGCAGATCCTTGTTTTTCTGCTATAGTTTCTTCTATTATTTTAATAACTGTATGACGACCGTAATAGTAAGCCAATGCTATTCCTACAGTAGTGAAAAAACTTACAGCTATAGGATCAACATATATCATATTAAACATTTGACGACTCAATCGAAATAAGACTATCTACTTTAAAGGAACGCCAAGAGTCTTTTTCTATATCCCAAACAGTTACAGTAGAGTCATTTTTTTTACGACCAGTATTCTCAGATAAAGATGAGTTTGGCAATACAGAATCGAGAAGGGTTGCCTTCATTTTTCTAATATCTCCATTTACTTTTGTAAAATGAATTTCATATATGCCGCTTGCAAGTTGTTCGCATATTTCAGACTTGGTTAACATAAACCTATTCCTTTCATTGTATTATGACGTTTAGTTGCTTCGATAATCATTTCTACGTCCGAGGGTGTACAATGTCCAACTACTGTGTCGTCCCCGGTCATCGACGGCAGTGTTATCGCAAGCTGACCATGAAACAACGTACCCACTTCATACAGCCCGCGCTCTTTACCATATCCATTATCGATAATAGACAAACCATAGTGACCAAAATTAACGATAGCTTGATTGCCACCGTTACTCATTCGATTAAAATCTAATTCAGAGAATTTCATTAGGACTCCATATAGTTGCAGTGATGGTTGCAGTCTTATCATAAGACCACATTTCTTTGAATCTATTGATGGCGCAAAATTCGCTTATTTCCCGAATAGTAGTCGTAAATTTACCATTCAAAAGAATTGAATAAACTTTAGTTTTCATGTTAGTTCTCCATAATATGCGCCAAAGTTACATTTGCGCTAGTATTAGGATTACCATTATTTTCAATAAAAGTATATGTTATAGTGTTACATGCCAATACACCGAAGCTGGTAGCATCATGAAATTTAGTAAAGCTAGAGCCTTCACTACAATCGACAGGTTCAGAAGTTCCGTGCTCCTTCAACATATAAGTGCAAAAGTCCTGGAAACTTTTTTCTTCCTCATAAGTTTCGAAGCTTGAAGTATCATCATAGAACAAAGCAGTAGCCCAGAAGTCGGGAAGTTCATATGTTATTGTTTGCATGATATATCTCCTCACATACAGATTACGATTACGGCAGCAATCAAAGCTAGATTAAACAAAGAACTAAACAGGTTATTCAGCATCTTGAACATCCTCATCTTGAACCTGTTGAATCATTTTTAAGATTGACTGTGATTGATCTACGGAATTCATAACGTCACGGTTACGCATAGCAATGAGTTCTTCATAACTCATTGGTGAAACATCTTTTGATTCTTCTTTACTCATATTATCTCTTTCACTGATTCTTTTTACTATTAAGTTATAGCAAATTGAGAGCATAGAGTCAATAGCTTATTTCATTTTTAATATCATTTTTTGAACTGCTAAAGAATGTTCGTATGAGGCAAGAGGTGCTGTCCACTTAGTATAATTTTTAGGTTCCTTATCTTGCTCAAGTAAAGAACTAGGATTAAAATGATCTAATATCATTTGTTTTTTCGATGCTTTTATAAATTCTTTAATTCCGTGTCCTTTATAAACAGCAAGAAATGCTCTATGACCTTCTTTTTTGAAATTTGCGTGGACTTCAGTAATTTTTAACAGAGAGTATGGAGGAAGTATTATTTCTTTTTCATCAGACATATTTGAATGATTTAAAATTGGAAACATTGGAGTTCCCGCTGGTAAGTAGATTTTAAATCTAGTTCTAGATCCACCAAAGCTTTGAGTACTTTTTATTGATGTAGACAAAATTGCAGAGTCTACAAAATCGTCTCCAGGCTCTAATTCTTCCTGACCTGGAACATCCGCATTTCTATAAACCCAGATAGGCTGATCTAATTTTGGAGCATCTAAGAATAATTCTGTAAGTTTTTTAGCACTAGGATGTAATTCTTTATAATTTAATTGCTTATTATCAATTTGCGTTCTAAAACTTTTATTAATATCTTCATAAGTTGAGCCCGTATAATTTTTTATAACACTGTAGTTATCATCAAAATTATTGAAGCCATTATACCATTTTTTCACAGAAGGCATATTAACAATCGATTCTACCTTCAAATCAACTTGTTCTATATTATAATCTAAAGCCCAACCCAACTTTCCATATGTTTGTCCAGAAAGAGTATCGTATGCTTCTGTTCCATTATCTTCTTTAAATCCAGGTACATCACTTTCAAGGTCAAAAGGCAAGGCAACTTTTTCTACTTTTTGAACTTGGTCTTTATCAGTAGTTTTATTATTAGATTTTAAACCGCCCAAAAAAAGTTTTAATTTATTTACTGAAGTTGGTTTAATTTTATCAAATGACTTCAAAATTGTTTTAATTGTATCTTCGTCTTTTGAAGTATACTGGTCGGGGCTCGCTTTTATCAGAAATCTATACGCACTAATTTTTTCTAATTCTTTTTTTACAGTTTTTATCTCTGCAACGCCTTTATTTGTACTAAAATATTCTTTTAGTACATAATGTACATCTTTATAGTTTACTGCACTTTCATCAAAGCCGAGCATGTATATTCTATCATACGCCTTCTCCAAAAATATAGCAAACAAATGAGATGCACTTATTGTTGCTTGATTACCTGAACTAATGTATCCGTCGTTAAAACTAGAAATAGTAGAATGATCTGCCGATATCATTATTTTTTTATTTTCAGATGCGGTTGGTTCATCTTTGACTTTTTTATCTAATCTATATTTTTCAGCGGCAGCATCTAACATTGAAACTGTAGATTCATCGACATGAAGTTCAATGCCAATTTTACCAAAAGCATATTTACCACTTTTAACAGTACTAGCATTTTCTGACATTTTTTTGTATGGTTCACTTAATGCATCTAATACATCAATGTTTAATTCTCCTGCACTAAAATCAAATTTATTGAAATGCGATCCTGTAAAAAGTGTTGCTGGACTTACGGATTTTTTAACGAAGAAAATATAGTTATTAGCGCTTTTTTGTTTTTTAGAAATAGGCACAGGAGAAAAGGTAGTCACATAAGTTTTTTTCATTATTCTTTCTAAAAACTTAGTGTATTTTTCTGATCCGCCTTTTTTTAGAACGTCTTTATTATTAGTTTGCAGCGGGTATTTACTAAGCAGACATATAAAGCCGTCCATATGTGGCTTAATAAAGGGATAAGAAGCTTCAACAAATTTAATAACTGTTGAAAGACAAGGTCTAGCATGACTGCTTTTTAAAAAATTCCAGTGTCTTTTTTTAACATTAACGATACGATAAAAATCTAATCTATAAACTCTTTTATGTTTTGTTAAAAACAGTGATGCTCCATATGGAGTTCCGTCAACTTCAAATGAGGCATGTATTTCTTTAGGCATTTTCGTATCGTCTGTCATATCAAATTCGACAGCACTATTTAAGGATTCGCCTAAAAATTCTTCTTTTACAAATGTAGAAAACTGTAGCATATTCTTATCCTTTACTTAGATGGAACTTCGATAAGAACGCCTTTAGGTGTAATACCTAAATGTTGAGCAATATCTGTTCTAGTATTTCCTGACATAATTCTCAAATTGCCATTTGAAAACTTCAGAATAAATGGCATTTTCATTGGTTTATTGTCTCTGTATCCTTGATAGATTGCCTCAACAGTTTTTTCATTTCTAAATTCTGGATATGAGGCGTAGCCTTTAATAAGACTTATAATAGCTTCTTTACTTTTTGTTCTACTTCTATATTCAATTTTTCTATCAACAGCAGGTGTTAGATTTATAGTTTTAGCTTTCTTTACTGCTTTGATAAAATCCTGTACTGTAGGAAATGCGTCATTCGTCAAATTTTTAAGAGGCTTAATTTGATATTCAATTTTATATTCTAAGGCAAGATCCTTATCAGATGGTAATACCCAGTTTGTAAATTTGACTTTTTCTTCATTAATACCATGAGAAAATTTTTTGAATGACTGCATCTTTTTTTCCATATAAATTTATTGTTATTTATATTTATATCATCGTTGATTGCGATAATTTAGCCAGCTATTATAACTCTTATACAACTTATCTTGCCAATCATACATTATACCCCATACATCGGTATAGTACGCCTTTCTTTCATGGTCAGTTTTTTTGATTGAGTTTTTGAAATTAGGATAACTGATATTTCCAACACGGTCTGCAATAACGTTTTTCACATATTCTTGGTCGAGAAATAAACGGAATCGATAGTCACTATCATCCGTCACAATTACTTCTTTATCAGACCCAAAAACATTTTCTAGGTCACCCTCTACTCGGGCGCGAACTACCACACCATCTGCATTATTTCGATCTTTTACGACCGAGAAAAACGCATCATTCATAAAAATCCACATATATTTATTTTAACTCCTTATATCCATTTTGCTTCAAATTTTACCCAAAACTCAAATTCTTCTTGGCCCATTTCACTGAGGTCCATATGAGAAATTTTATTTAAAACTTGTGCCGCAATTTCTTTTGAACACTTTAAAATTTCTGCGATTTGATTAATGCGATACATTTATTTCTCTTTCTCTTGATTCTCTTTACTCTTACTTTGTACTCTATTCAGATAAGATTGTCAAGCAAATTTTTTATTTAATAACGAAATTTTTGTACTTTCTTTTACTATTGGTCTATATTGATGATTATTAAAATGTCCTTCCTTCATAGAAATATCAAAATGTATTACTTCACAAATTGTAATCAGATTATCAGGATTATTATTAGTATGATCGCCATTTATATGATGAACATGTCTACTCTTTTTTAAATTTTCCATAGATACTCTGCCATGATAATGAGCCTCACATACAGGAATACCATTCTCATTCTTGGGACAAACTTCACAACTTGGATTTGCATCCCTATACCATTTATACTCAGAATTATTTCTAGATGTTTGATATGTTTTATTTCTAGGCATTCTATTCATTGCAGAAATCATTTTAAATTTCTTAATATAATTTTTGAAATCTAAAACATCGTATGTGTGAGTGTTTAAAAACTTTTTTGTGCCCGATACATTAATTGGAGAAAATATCATATGAATATCATACATAAAAACAACTTCGATCCAACGTTCCATTACAGACTCAGGCACACCTTCAGATATTTTCTTTTCTGAGAAATTATATACATCTTGCCAATCTCTTATTCCTTGCACTACAGGAAAACGCAATAGACGACCTAAAAGTTGTTCAACTTGTGCAGTCACTTCATTATCGGTGTTTCTTGTTCTCGCGTGATTGCTAACAAGGACTGTAGTATTTCTTAATGATATAGCTTCGGATACAATTTTATTGGCAACTACATATCTAACATCATTACTATATTTTCCTACAAACTCTAATATTTGATTTGAAGTAGGATTTTTGCTTCCAAAATGACTTAGTATATTTGGCATTTTAAATCCAGATACAGATTTTAAATTACTAACTGCTACAGCACTTCTAATATTATCACTAGTCATATTTTCAAATATTTTAGGCGCATCTTTTTCGCTGGAATTAGATTGAATTATAGTTGCAGGTTTCGTTTTAGGCAAATCGTATTTTTCAGTTACTCTTGTTAACCACTTATTTGTTTTCTCAATTTTTTCTATGATATTGGAATTAACTCTTGCGTTTTTACCATATTCAAATAAATTTTCATGAGACAGTTTCATATATCCTGAATGATCAATAATTTCTTCAGCTTCAAGAATGTTAATGTTTTCAAACTTTTCAAGAGGAGAATCGCCGTTATAAAATGTTACGGATTTTACACCTTTTTGTTGTTTGCATAAAACTTCTCTATCCATAAACTTAGAGATAATTTTATAATGGTTACCGGAAATAAAAACTGCGGCCAAAGGTGTAGCAGATATTAGAAACCAAGATGTAAATCCGCAAGAAGAAAATGATTTAAACCAACGCAAATGGTTTTCTCTTTCATCGTCACTAATAATCAAATTCCAATTAAATCCATAGCCAAAACATAGTTGTTGATGCTCTAATTCAGGACAACTAAATCCTTTATGTGCTTCATCTGATATAGCAACAACTTCACGATCAGAACAAAAATTCGTAAATATGTCTAAATTCATACTAACAAATGTTGGATGGCAAACAACTATCAATCTTTGTCCTGGATAATCCCACATAGGCATTTCAAATACGCCACCAGCAAAGCCATGAGATGAGAATACTAAAGGTGGATTTTTCAAGTTTTTAGTCGATTGAAGTATCATTTCTTCAACTTCGGAGATTGCAGCGGAATTAGGTACTGTATACACAATATCTAATCCCATAGTAATTAGTTCTGGAATTACAAAATTGCAAGACGTAAAAGTTTTACCCGCACTTGTACTCAATTGAAGAAAATTTGCCAATTTATCATCTGATTTATTAGAAAGGCTATCCGAAACTGCTTCTATAATAGGATCATAGATTTTAGTTTTTTGATAATCATACATTTCTATGGAAGGTTTTTTATCAAAAATATCGATCATTTAAATTATTCTCCATTCACTATTTAAGACATAATATCACAATTTAAGAAATTAGTCAAGTGAATATAGTATTATGCGTATTGTTTACACGGACAAATGTAGCGCATTTTGAGAGGTCTTTAAGTCTAGCTGCACCTACATAAGTACACGCCGATCTAACTCCAGATATAATGTCGATCAGTGTGTCATCAACAGATCCTTTATAATTTACCGAAACTGTTTTGCCTTCAACTCCTCGATATTCTCTATTAGGAACAGAATGTCGATCCATAGCAGATTCGGATGCCATGCCATAAAAATTCATTTTGCCGTCTATCAGTTCACCGTCACATTCATCATGCCCAGCAAGCATACCACCAATCATTACAAAATCTGCTCCAGCTGCAAATGCCTTCACAATGTCACCAGAGGTGTTGCATCCACCATCTGCAATTATATGAGCATTCATACCATGAGCGGCATCTGCACATTCGATAACAGCACTCAACTGAGGCATACCAATTCCTGTTTTAATTCTTGTTGTGCAAACTGAACCAGGACCAATGCCAACTTTTACAATATCTGCTCCTGCTAAAATCAATTCTTGAGTCATATCAGCAGTAACAACATTACCTGCAATGATTGTGGCGTCAGGCTCTAGGTCACGCATTCTTTTTACAGCATCAACAAAACTAATAGTATAGCCATTAGCTACATCTAGACCAATAAAGAATGCTTCTTTTGACTTGTATATTTCTTGAGTATTTTTCATATCTTTACTTGATATACCACCCATTACACAACAATAATTTGCTGATTCTTCTTTTTTTTCTATTCTTCTTCTTTTAGCTTCTTTAGCAATACGAATAGATTCAACATCAATATTTATGAGTGCAGTTTTATCTTCCCTTGGCCATTCCCAAAAACCATCTGTATTACAGTGTTTAGCCAGGCATGTTATCATATTATGTTTATATAATGCTTCTGCCATTCTATAAGTGCCTACAGTATCCATGTTTGATGCCATAATAGGAATTCCTGTCCAAGACCTTTGACTATGTTTAAATGTATATTCTCTTTCAACTTCCACATCAAATCGAGAAGTCAATGTAGATCGTTTTGGTCGAATAAGAACGTCTGAATAGTCAAGTTTAGTATCATCATTAATAAGCATAGTTGCTCCTATTTTGTTATGTAAGCACCCTCAGGTGAATTGTATGCTGCAATTATTTCTTCAAACATTTGAGGTGTAATTAGTACAATATTGAAATGATCATCCTCATCGTACTGTCTTATATAGACATTGTTTTCATCAAATATTAATTCCACATCATCGGCTTCACCATTTGTATCTAAGACATGGATAGAACTATAATCTTTTTCGTGTTCAACAGTGTACATTATTTTTCCAGTTGACAAATCTAAAGAATCTGTTATAATAAGATTCTTCTTAGTGAGTGGGGTAATAGTCATTCACTTATTTTAATTTATTCATATTCTTCCATATTTTCTAGTTCTTCATCTAAACACCATTCATCTACAATGTGTTCAGGAATAAATTCACGAATATTTTTGGATGTAATGTTATCTTTGTAATATTCGTAATATTCATCATTTCCTTCTGAGTCCCAATAACCAACAAAGCCCATTCCGCATTCATGATAATGTACTTCTACATGTATATCATCGTTTTCAGCGCAGAATTTTTCAAATGCTTCTTTAGGCGGACCCCAAGCAGAATCTACCCAACCTTCAATAAGGGATCTATCTTCATCTTCTGTAGATTCAGAATACTCTAATCCTTCAGAATTTACTTCCCATTTAGTTCCCCAATTGTCTATACGCCAACTATACCAATCAGCTTCACTTTCGGGCATAGGAACCATAGTTTCAAGTAGACCAGATTTCTCAGGATCTTTATTTGATTTATCCCAAAGTTCTTTTATTTTTTCCTTTGGACCTTCTATTAGAATCGAATTACTACACCAGTTTGGCATTTACTATTCTCCTTAGTTAATTATTTCATCAATTAAAAAATCTTCTATATGTTCCATTGCATCAACCATATCTTTATAGATATATGCACATTTAACAACGTCCGCAAAATATTCTGTTATATGCCAGTCCATAATATCACTATCGAAACTTCTAGGAATTCTTTTAATTCGTACAGACTTCATTTCTTTTTCCGCTTCTTTTTGCCATGATCATTTCTTAGATTGGATAGAGCGTCGATTACAATATTAGGATATTCTCCTAAATAAGTTCCAGCTATTAACATATCTTTATCTAGCAAATGTTTATGATAGTGCTTAATTGAATCCCAATTGTTTAATATTTTTTTAGATAACATATCATAAAAATCATCTGAGAATATAGGATCATCTTCAATATAATAAGCATAGGAAGCCATTAGATAATATGGTATAGCCATATTTTTATTTTTAGTAATTATAGTAGTTGTATGACCAGCGATATTCAACGCTTATCTCCTCATATTTGCAGCATCAATTGCAGCATCTTTATTATCTTTACGAATAGGCATTAGATTACTTTTATGCGTCACTACAATACCAGCAATCTCATTGCCCGTGTATGTTTGAGTTTCTTTTTTAGATCCGTTAGAACAAATAGTATCAGATGTTTTAGGCATTTTTCTAACACTCAAATCTGGTTTATCTGGTCGATAGTTTGATTTTTTACCAGTAACGCCCATCTTTTTTAAAAATGCCTCATGATCGTTCACTGCTTTTGCCCAACCAACAGCGCGTTTTTTCTTCTTACCGCTGCCGTGAATCTGGACTCCTTTGATCATATGCATACTCATTTTTTATAATTCCATCCAGTAAATTCGTCATTATAATCATTAAATCTTTTTACTGTATCTAAATGGTATTTGCGGAGCAGGCTTTCATAAAACTCAATTTTCTTTTCAAGTTCAATAATATGATCTGCAGCTTTCCATGCGAAATGATCAGTACATCTAGACTTCCATTCTTCGCCTGCTTGATTTTTAAGTGCCTGAACAATATCTGATTGTTGTGGTGATGGCTTAATGTCTAAATAAACTTTGCGTTCTATAGCATGTTCATTTTCTTCCTCTTCAATTCCATGCGTATTAATCATTTATTTTTCCTCGCTGCTTCCATTTCAGCTTTCGTGCGCCTTTTACGCTTAGGTTTATCAACAGTAGTTTTGATAGAATCTTTAGGCATCATTGGACTAAGTGCAGCTTTAGTTTGGCTATCATTCCAACCAAACTTTTTTTTCACATCCTCAAACAATTTTACGGGATCGTTATATAATGAAACCATGCTTCGCAAGAGTTTATCAATTTCAATCCAGTTCATTAAATCATCTCTCTATAGTTAGGATGATATGGATTAGTTATTTTAGCCCAAGTGTCTCCTTCGGTGCCTTTCCAATAATAACCCTGATCTAATTTATACACTTCATATGCTTCAACAACACGCATTGGTTGATCCATGTATGAAACATCATCCATTCTTGAAATGAGCCAATCTAAAGTTTTTCCAAAATAATCGGCACGTTTATTTAGAACTGTCATTGCACCTTTGATACGCATCTTTATCTCCTTAGTAGTTTTCTACAATTTTGAAAGTCAAGTTAGGCTGAGTTTCTTCCCACGCACAAACAAACTCGGCAGCATTGCCATAGCAGTCTGTGGCACTGTTAATCTCTTTTACAAGATTCTTAACATTTCCATTCCAGTCAGTATAGCTACCGCTAACTTCGACATGATACTTTGTTTTCATTTTGACTGACATTTTTTCTCTTTCTTGCTAACTTCAATTATATTAATATACGATTCGTTAGCGATTGTCAAGAGAATATTTAAATTAACATCGTATTAATTTTCCACCGACATTACATTGACTAAGTGTTGGAATAGTAGGATCAAAATGTTGGCTTCTATCGTACTGAATAGGAGAGTTTGAGTATTCGCAGACTCTAATTTGTCGATAACCTATAATACGTCTGGTATTTGTATTCTGAGCAACTTGACTGCCCAAGAGCATTCCTAATACTGTGGCTAAAGTTTTACCTTGTCCATTACCTATTTGATTGCCTATAATACCACCTACTACAGCGCCAGCATATTGATTGTGAGTTTGATATACAGGCACTTGGCGAATAGTACAAGTTTGTTGAGCGATAGCTTGAGTTGATCCTATCATAGCTAATGCAAATATTAAATGTTTCATTTTTATCCCCACCTATCTTTTCTAGTTTGACCTCGATCTAAAAACCAAAAATCGTTATTTAGATTTTCACACATTTCTATTGCCTTTTCTTCACTTCGGCAAATCGTAATTAATTTTTGACCACATATAACTTTAAACAAATTTAAATCTGGACGTGTAGTTCGAACATGGCGTTTATATGTAAAATTTTCAATCATTAGTAGTCTCCCCAATCTTTGTCCCAGCGCGTGGTTTGCTTTAGCCGTTCGCCATAATATTCTTTTGCATACTTACTAGCGTCAGTATAATGGTTGATATTATCTTGAGTATTTTTAGCTATAGTAATTTCAGAAAAATCTCTTTTAATCGAAGGCTTTTTTGTCATTAAATTTTTAGATTTATTTTTTATAGATTGAATTTTATTTCGCCTCGTATGCACTTCTTTGATTAGTGCCATACGATCATCGTATGTATAAACCACTTTCATTATATATTTCCTTAATCATATTTCATTTATATTTACAAATTAAGATATTTTGCAAATTTAACAGCTACAACTTTATCATCGCATAAATTAACGAACATTACAACCGCTTTCTGACTTGAACCTTGGAATATTAATACATCATCATCATAAACTCTAGACTTAGAACCATCTATATTAAGAATTTTATTTCCGTGACGATATACTGACATTCTAATCTCCCTTTATCTGTAGTTTTTATAATTTCCGTCTTTCTCATTTTCATCATAGCCTGCGTTATAGGCTTCAATTTCTTGGGCTGTCATATCAGACTCGTCAACACGAAAGCCGTTATATGAGCCTTGTGGCCACCAATGTGGATCTGGTGCCCTGCGATAATATGAATCTGCATTGCCGCGATCAAACGGGCTGCCATGCTCTTGATTATATTTAGTCATGCTACTGCTTTCCTTTGCATTTCAACAATCATTTCCATTTCAATCTCATCTGCTTTAAAATCGAAAACTTCAGATAGAGCCATGATATGGTTTGCAGGAATAGGTGACTCTGGTGAATTTGTATTTCTTATTAGATGGCGAAGCATCTGCGCTATTTCACGATATTCATTCATAATTATTTATCCTCTCGACAGATTTATTTTTTTACCACCGGCATCATAGCTATTGCTTTTGCCAGAATAGTTATTAAATGTTTTGGGTATTTCACCAGTCGATTTAATTTTCACAATTTTTCCACCATTCGAAATAAAATTCTCAGTCGCGGAAGAAATAAAATCTTGAGTCAGAATTGCTTTTTTCATTTTCTCTCTTTCTTTTGATTCTGTTTACTCTTACGTTTTAGCGAATCTAGTTATACTTGTCAACCATAAACTCGACTTTGTTTTAGGTCCCACTTCTCAAGTACAGGCAAGCCAAACTCATCTTCATCTACAGCAATGTAAGCAACGGTCTTTTTGACAATGCCATAACGAAAGCCAGAGTCGATACCTTCAATAGTCGAAGTAACCCATATCTTGTGAGGAAAATCTTCACAAAAGCTGAATGGATCGTCGTTGCGACTATATTCGAAAAGGTTACCGTTCTCTTTCAAACGAAAACACCCTTGAATACTGCTATCGCCATATGTAAAACCAACTGAGTCAGGAGCAAAAGCCATATTATACTTCCATTTCGATAAGAGTTGCGAGGTGATTAAGAGCCTTTGAACGATCCTTCATTTCTTTCAATGTCATAAGAACTAGATTAGTAGTTGTCAGGCTATTACGCTTAGACCAAACAGCATAGAATCCATCACGATCATCAACAACTTCATACTTAGTGCCACGCGCTTCAAGACTATAACATATTTTGTTATTTTCGGTCATTGTTGTTTGAACTAGCATTGGCTCTCTTTCTCTTGATTCTCTTTACTCTTACTTTGTATTAGATTCTTTATATAATGTCAACCCCTATAAAGAAATTAGGCTGCTTTCGCAGCCATAGTTTCTCTCGCTTTCTCCATTCGAATTTTCATTTTCATCCAAGCATCGGGGTTCATAACATTTTTATTGATAGTTAGTTTCAGCTTCTTTTCTTTAAAGCAGGCTTTGAGGTATGCGGCCTGCTCTTTGCCAATGAAACGAGATACCAACTTCAATAAATCAATTCGAAACTGAGTGTCATGGTGCATATTACCAGCACAATGAGCCATCTCATGGAGTAGAACATATTGGTTCATTCCACCTTTGACATTCAGATCAATATTATTTCTCCAAGCACGACCCGCAGTTCTATTGCCATACATAGTAGACAAAGCAATATGCGTATTGTTTGACATTTTCTGCCAAGTTTTGGAAGATAGTACATGGTCACAATATTTTTGTGCTTCTGCAAGGTTTTTGAATTGCTTGCCGGTACTGTAAGTCCGCTCATATTTAAACTCAGCACTATAAACTTTTGAACGATCTGAGTCACGCGAATATTTACCGTGTTTGCGACCAGTTTTTATGAGAGTTTTCTTTTTATTAAGATAAGAAAGATATGTCATGATATCATCATTATCCCAATTTTTAGCTTGTAATTCTTCAACAACAGGTTTTTGATGTTTTTGATAAATGAGCATAGGAACCCTTTCACTGATTCTCTTTACTCTTATAACTTACGATATTTAAATTAGATTGTCAATAGTTAATTATTGCCAAATCCATATGACATTGTGTCACTAATAAAATCTTCGATTATTGGAACAGATTCACTCATATGGTCAAACCTGTGTGAGCCGCTAGACCAAGAAAAAGTATCTACCCATTTTGAATCTAAAAATAGTTTAATGGTTTCTTTTGCGTCTATAACTTCATCATCTAAGTCTAACAAAAGCAATCCAGGTGCACGACCCCAATTTTCTTGCATATGTTTAAAATTTGAAATAGTTTCTTTTGTCAAATTGTATTTACGCTCTTTATGATCAACACCCGAACCCTCATACTTTTTAAGAGTTTCCGAAGGATTGATTGCGGGGTTTATCATAACATAAGGAATAGAATATTTATTAGCTATCTTATGGACCATATAGCCGCCCATAGAAGTACCAACAAGTAAATCTATATCATCTTTTATAAGAGAGTCATAAATTATTTTTTGATTTTTTTCTTGACTATCGCAATAATTTAAATCAACTCCAAAAACTTTTCCTAGATTAGATAGTTCTACAATTTTAGGATTACTCGCATCATAACATGAGCCGAAGCCATGCACATATAAAATATTCATCTTTCTTCTTTCTGATTCTTTTACTTCATGATACTAATGTATTATTAAGGTGTTGTCAAGAATTTATTTTATAAATTTACCTTTTGTTCCGAAAGCAACTTTAAATATCATTTCTCCACCTAAATCTCTCAGATAACCATACTTTTTTAGTTCTGGATACTTGTCGATAGTAAAACTGGCATCTTTTGGCCATTCTTTCGGATTAATTTTTGTGATTGGAATTGCACCGTCTATAGATTTTGGATCCATTGCAAATTTCTCTAAAACGTCCCAAGGAACACTTTTCATCATTGTGCCCAGTGCAGCTTTACTTTTTTCACCGTATGATCTTTTTATTTCTTGAGCAAACATATTAGCGACAATAGCTTTAGATTCATCACCTTTAACAGCACCCATTGCTACAGATTTTCTACCGCCTTTATCTTTATAAAGTATTACTGCTACAAGTTTACCATTTTTTACAGCCATTTTCCACATGGGAATATTGTCAATCATGGACTGTTTGCTTTCAAATCCTTTACCTTTAATTCCACCTATTTTTTCATAAGATTTTTGCAGCAAACTCCAAACATCGTCTGACCACTTACGCTTCAATTCCTCATCATTAGGAAGAGCATTAACAAATCTTTCTGCTATAAATGTATTAAAAGTTTTCATTTTGATTTCCACTATAGTTTTTTTTATTATTTATATGATGTGGAAATCATAAATGCGAAATATGATGTGGAAATCATATTAGCTTTTGTAAATTTTAGTTAGCATATCTTCAAATTGTTCGACTTTGGTAAGTCTATTAGGCCAATGAATATAATCTTTTTGCGGATTTTTCTTTAAGTTCGTTAATAATGGAATTACTGAATTATAAAGCTTATCAACTTTTGCTTGTAATAATTCTAAATTTTCTTCAACGCCAGCTTGAGATTGAACAGCGTCTTGAACTGCATCAAGTTCTTCCTCAGTAACGGCTGTAAAGCCGAAGTCAAAAATATCATCCGTCATCGTTATGCACCTTGTTTTGACCGTGTACGTATACCATACCGTTTGGTTGACCGAGCGTGTCTGTTCTTTGATATAAATTAGGTCTTGCTTCTAGTTTTTGTATTCGTTTTTCATATGAATTTATTTTGTCTTCCAATTCATAAATTCTTAATTCTAATCGATTGGTCATTTTTGTTTTCCTTAGAATATAGTTGTGATATCTTTCTTGATCTTCCGTCAAACGTCTTTACCTAAATTATTATTCAGTATAATTTTTCTGCCCATAGGATCATCTTTCTGCACACAACCTAACTCTAAAACAACGTAAGAATTTTTTCCATAAATATAATCCAATCTGTATGTTAATGCTTTATTTAAATTTGTAATATTTTTAGTTGAGAAAGAAATACATTCTTGTTGTGAATAAAACTCTTTACCTTCAAATACTAATCTTTCCCCATTTGCGTCTAATGCAAATAGGGAATATAACATCCAGATTCCGATACTATTCACACTATTCTCCAGGGCTGAATTGATTGCCGTTAGCTATGAGACAAGAGTAGTTACCGGTTTCTGCTATGAGCGACCATGTTCCAGTGTCTTGATTGACATATAATGAAGCTGTTGGTGAAAATTTTTGTGCTGCAGATATTGGTGCACCGCTTGGTACCATCATTATTACTGTAATGCCTCCAAATAATTTTTTTTCGTTCCACTTGGCGACTACTTGAGATTTTACATATTCCGACATATCACATGCAACAACTATTACCTGTTGTGTTGGATTTCTTTTTGGTGCAATCCTATTCTTTAAGTACTCACCCGCATCTATATCACCACTCTTATCTTTTTTAGGTGAAATAGTATTAGGTGATAGTGGTTCTATATAGATATCTGGATCAGCCTTAACTGATATTGACGCAGTACACGATACTAGAATGAATGTGAGGGCAAATAATATATATTTCATTGACTTTCTCCTTGTTAAATTTTTAACATACTTTTAATTTCAATAACATTTCTATTAGGATCTTCTACAAAAAATGTTTCTAGTTTACCGCCTTCAATTGCTAGATGAAAAATATTACTCATAACTTATTCTCTTTCCTACTTTACGAAATCTTTTATTATAACCGCGTTTTATCTTTTTAAGTTGTCCCTTACTCCAGTTGTAATATTTACGAGCCTTAGTAAGAGCATCGTATTCATCACCACCTTTCATAGGGATTTTACTCATAAGTTTTTCCTTGACTCAATGCAGTCCTCATACTTATCGAATAGTTGTTCAAACTTCCAATGATATAGTTGGTGCATACCCATGAGCGTGTTAGTTAATTCATCTGTTGTTGGTTCTCGCTGTCCATCACAAACCTGTTTGAATACTACCTCAAGATCATCCACGACATGCCAGCAATCCATAATCATCTTCTCCATCTCATGTAATTCACTCATAAGTTTCCCCGGTTTCTCTGAAAAAGTTCTCAGACCAAAATGCCTTGTCATCAATCCAAATATCATAATGTTCTTTCTCACCTACGGATAATTCGTGAAACTTAGCACCCCAACGGATAAGTTGATTATTGGTGAGACTGTAATAGTCTATCTTGGATACTGCGCCTCGTGCAGTCATATACTTAATCGTGTGACCAGCATCATATAATGCATTAACTTTTTCGATACGATCCATCATAGGTTCATGAAGTGCATAGTCTTTTGTGCCATCTGGCTTTAACACTTCATTACAAATTGTTCCGTCAATATCAATCACATATTTCATTATTAATCCTCTAAATATTTTTTTGATAAGTTCTCTTGATCGGCGCCATATAATTTGCTTGCAGCGCCTTGGCCTAAATGATCAATTGCTAAACTATGAATTTTTTCTCCTACTTCAATATCCTGATCATTAGCATGAGTTCTGGCTTTATCCCAGTCACCGGCTTTAACATGTTTTGCATGATCTGTGAAAGCTTTATGATCCATATGATCTTTGCCGAAATGGAAACGAATTTCTTTACAGTAATCCATAAGACCTTTATGGAAAGCGGATTGACGTGCGGCACCTTCTTGTAAATCTGTTGATTCATCAATATCAATCACGTATTTCATTATTAATCCTCTAAATATTTTTTTACCATCGATAGCAAATCGTCATACTTTGCAACCTCATTCAATTCAGATTCTATTGCTTCAATAATATCTGGATGTTCACCAACACCGGCTGCATTGTGAAGATACACTTCCACGTTAGCTAAATGTTTATCAATATGACCTTGTGCATGACTCTTAAAAGCTTTTATTAAAATATCTCTCATTTTTCAACTCTCCTGCATTATATATGTGGGTGGTTATTATCTATGCCTCTATGTCTATAGATTTACTCATTGAACCCTCAACTGGCTCTGGACCTCGCTTTATTTTTCCAGCACCGTCATATGTGCCAGCATGACCTTCATAAGACATTCTTAAAGCTTTGTTTGGCTCAGATACGGTCTGTTCGACCCAACGCCTTTGTTTATCAGCTTGTTCCATATGGAAATCTTTAGCCATTTGAGTTTTTACAATCAATTCAAGAGGCTGAGTCGCATAATTATGTGAAAAGCCTGGTCCATTAACATTCATAATATATTCCTCTTATCCCATTAAATTTTTAACTTTAGTTATTAAACTTCTTTTGCTCTCTCTTCGGTCCAACTCAACTCCTTTTGTCCTAGCAAAAGATTCCAATTCTTTTTTGGACATATCATCAAACTTAGGACTCTCATCAATTAATGTGGTGGTTGGAGCAATCTCTCTTAGTTGAACTGGTGCAGCTTTAGGTGCCGAAGTTGCAACTACTTTAGGTGCAGAAGTCTCTCCGTTCCATTCATTAATTTCATCTTGAGTAATATTTTGTGACTTCAGAAGTTCTCCATCTTTTACCCAACCTCTTAATGTTGGATAGCTTCCTTTTGCCCATTTTGGTGCTTGTATTGCCATATTGAATATCCTTTTTGTTTTATATAACAGTATTTATATATAATGGTGCGAGAGGTAGGATTTGAACCTACGATCAACCCGTTATGAGCGGGGGGCTTTAACCACTAAGCTACTCTCGCAAAATATTAAATTCAGAGGTGGAGACTATGCACAATCTCCACCCCCTATTTGTCTTTCTCGTGGACAACCCCGCTCTGCTTTCTGTCGGTACAGAGTATTCACCGACCTAGTACGACCTTGCAAGGCTTTTCGTTCGACTAGGGTTTCACTGAGCAATCTTTTAAACTCCAACGCTTCGCGCTCCAATTTAACTTCATACCCAGTTTCTTGGCGGACCCTACAGGACTCGAACCTGTAACCTACAGCTTAGAAGGCTGTTGCTCTATCCAGTTGAGCCAAGGGACCTATTCTTTATAGTCTAAGAGTACTTATTAACAGGGTTATGTCCTACTATCGGAACACATTCTTTATCGTTAGGCTTAGGTAACGTAACACAGACGTCCCCAAATCAAAACAGCAAATAAAATTTGCACCCCGCTAAAAAATACTCTTTCTACTAATTCTCTTTATACTTTATAATAGCTTAACTAAGAAACATTGTCAAGCATTTACTTTTGAAATTAAGCATATTCTTTTCTTAACATCTTAATGTTTTCAAAAGTATGGGCTTTCTTAAGGTAACTGGCTGACATTGCATAAGCATCAGTATTTTCATATTTAGAATTCCAGTAAGAAATACCGGCTTCAACGTCTTGATCTGTTAGGTGCTCATTAGCTTTGAGTAGGGCTAGATCACACTGTTTGTGGTACTCTTTTTCATCAAACTTAGTCATTTTTCTCTCTCTCTCTGCTAACTTCAATTATATTAATACATGATTCGCTAAGTATTGTCAATACATTTTTTATTAATATTCATCTTCCCACATTTCATCGCAATCATCACATAAGGTATTATGAAAACATTCATCGCCGCATTCTTCACAGAACTGTTGAAAATCTTCCTCATAATCAAACATATTTTTATCATTGACTTCTGTTTTTAACAACGGATGCATCATGATAAACTCTACAGTATTATCTATTGCAGTTTCAACGGCGCGTTGAACGTCATCGCCGTTATAATTGCCGTCGTAAAATTTGCCGCGGGTGTACTCATATATAGTTTCATGTGTTTGGTATGAGATAGCTTCCATTTCAAGGAGAAAGTTACAAGCACCACTTGTGTTGTTGCCCATACCGTTATTGTAAAGATCATGAGCTAACCGAGTTACCGAGCGTAGCATTTCTCCTGCTGTAGTATCACAAGGTCCCACTGCAGGAATAAGAACTTCAGTCATTTGGTCAAATTCAGTTTGAAATTTGCCTTGATTATTATAGTAAGTATTTTGCATTTCTTTCTCACTTTCTCGCTAACTTCAATTATATGAATACATGATTCGTGAGTAATTGTCAATAGCTATTATAATATATTATTGGTATGTAAAATCATTTTTGGCCTTAATTTAGCATCTTGCTGCTGTTGACTACCTGGTGCATCTAATTCAAAAGAATGAATACATGGCTGATATTTTGGATTTCTCATTAACTCAATATCACACGCATCTTTGGCTAGTTTTTTAGAACTAAATGCTCCAACTAAAATACTGTGATGGTTTTCTGTATCAGTGTATACCATTTGTGCAACATAAATCATAACGCAAAACTTTCTCCACATCCACATTGCGCTTTGGCTTGTGGATTTTTAACAATTAAATAGTTGCCACCTAATTCTCTGACATAATCAACAGTACATCCAAAAAGAAACATTTCTGCCATAGCATCTACAACTAATGTACCGTCTATAACTGTTCCTTTACTATCATCTTCCACATAAGACCAATCATATTTAAATCCACTACAACCGCCGCCTTTTACTTCCAATAGAACATAATTTTTTTCAGCAATTGCTAACTGATCCATCATGTAGTCTTTAGCTTCGGCCGTAAGTGAAAGTATCATTTATTTTAAATCTCCACTTTCTAAAATGGCATTTAAAAGTTGGTCAAAATCAATATCAGACTTTTGAGTGGCTTTAGGAATTTTATTGAAAGCCGAAGTGTAGGAACTGTCTTTACGAGTCATTTCTTGTAGTTCCATTACTGATAAAATTTCCGTCTTATTCACGCCCGTGATCGGACGATCTTGCATTGTTGATCTAATAGTCGCAGTACGACCGTATCCTATAGAACTAATTCGCATTCATAAACTCCAATAATTCACTATTATCACTTTCTAGAACGACTAAATTACCAAAATGTTTATCAAAAACTTTGACTAATTTAAAATAATCTGAACCAGAACACATTTCGGACATAATCGGAGAAGCTTTCATACCTTGAGAGTGTGCTAATTTCTTAGCAGTACTCAATAAGTGAAATGCATTTCCATCGGGACCATCTAGGTCGATTACAATTTCAGATGCAGGTGTTTTATTACGAATCATTAGAACCTCGTATACATAGAGTTGTGTATTTTATTTGCATCTTTCCAAGCATGCCTTAGTCCTAAAACATATCCAGCAGCAAAAGAACAAATCACAATTCCTAGTACTGCAAGAATTTCAATATCAGTCATATCAAGATACCTCGATTATTTGCATAGGATTATTTGACTGATCCCAGCCTTGAAATTGAGCATAAAGATCAACAATTGTCGAAACGCTATATCCAGTAGGAGACCAGTAGCCAGCTTCAATTGCCCATTCTACCATATCATTATAGATAGAAGATTGCATACAGTAATTACTACCATCAACATCTGAGGTACAATTGACACGCTGCAATTCATCAAAGATAAAAAGACGCTGATCTTTAAGAGTAATATTGACGTTAGGTTGAGTAGTCATTTGTTCACTTTCATTTGATTCTATTTACTATTTCTTTATATACATTAAGACTTTACTTGTCAACCTTTTTTGAGGCTTTATTAGAAACTAATTCAGTAATTAGTTGCATTGCAAATTCAACTTCACTATCTTCTAAAGGACCAAGTTTTCCCGCATAAGCATCTGCTATGAGTTTGTCCTCAATTTTACTAAAGTTAATTTTAGGTAAATGATAACCATTTAGAATAGCATGAACCGCGATTTCATCAGCGGACATATATTCTGGTCCCATGTTTAAATTAAATTCAAGTTTCATATTAGAACTCCTTTACTCACTAATTTGATTAGATACAATTTTCGCATACTGATTGGTAGCATAGAAATCATCGAACCACTTATCGGCATGCGTTTTATCCAAACCGCTTACCCAAGCAGAAAGTTTATACTCTCCGTTTTTAAATAGGTATGCCCTTACAGTCCAATCAACATTCTCACTCATAAGATTGCTCCTCTTTTTAATATTTAGTAGATGTGATTAAGTTTTGAATATATTATTTCTTAGATAAGTCTTTTAACTTATCGATGTGTTTACTCCAATCGTCACAAGGATCATCTTGTTTGGGGAGTTTTTCGTGATGCATTTATTACCGCATATGTAGTTTCTATTACAATTATTTAGCACTTTTAGAAATCTTCCAAGTATCATAAAGTATGCTTTCTTTCTCAAAAGCATCTATTTCCCAAGGACGACTATCATATTCTACATTACCGTAATATTCTCCATGCCAAGTTTGTTCAATGTCACAAAAGCTTTCATTTAAAACTTGTTGAACATGCACCAATTCATGAAATATAGTTCTGACTATTTCATCAACAGAATTTTTACTATTAATTTCTATAGACGCGACCCCATCATCTTCATCTCCAATTCCATCAAAGTATCCGTGAGAACCTTTTGTTGATTTGAAAACGATTTGTAATTCATCTAGGTCATAATCTTCTAAGCACAACATTTCATTCGCATGATTAACTACAGAGTCAAGTAAATCTGTAGTTATTTTTTTGGGCTGATTGTAAGTGTCTAGTATCATATCTATATCTCATAAGCGATTCTCTTTACTATTGTAAAGTATCATAGACTACTCTAACTGTCAACTACTTTGGATGAATTGTTTCAACATTTTCAGGAAGTTTTATCAACGAATTGCCTTTTCCTTGATGTATGATAAATTGCGTATTAGGAAATTCTCTAAACATATGAAACCAGATCGGACGCCAGTTCTCGGTCAATCTCTGTGTACTTAAATTATCTCTAGGCGAAGGTAAAATTAAATCGACTGCACTAGTAATATCAAATCCAAATATACTATCAAATCCATACATGTGAATTTCTTTACGCTCAAGTTTATTTGCTGCCCAATGAACTGCCATATGACCACAATTAAAATCAGTATAGTTTGCAGCATATTTTGGTAAAACTAGATAAAATTCTTTCACTTGAGTCGCATATTTCATATGAAAATCATTTCTCATTTCCATCCATTTTTTAGGTCTTGCGCCTAATACCCAGTCACCAGGAACTCTCAGTATTCCTTCATGAATTGCTTTCATCATTTTAAAGTCTACCATCACTGTCGCATACAAATTATCAATATGCGCCTGAGGCATATTACAGGCAATTTTTAAGCCTCTAGCTGAAGAATACATTCCAGCACTTTTACCATTTCCAATAACGTGCGCTACATCACCCATCTATCATTAAACTCCTAATATGTTCTTTTCCTTTATTACCAGTCCAGTGAATGGCTTTTTTATTTTTAATATCTTCTCCGTCCACAGTCTGAATTCTTAACCAATTATATTCGTTAGGTAAATCTGTAATATGTATCATTTTACTAAGAGGAGTATTTAACATAGCGTGAAGAGTCTCTTGATCGCCTCTTTGAGGTCTCTGATTTATAAAGTTAGACCATTCATTCAAAATAGTAGGACAATTTTCAAAAGCTACGACTCCAGAATTATGCCAAACTTCTCCAGACCTTTTTGTCCAAGGCTTATCTTCTACCATTCCTATTTTATTATATTCTGTATAATTAAATATATCACTCATATCAGATAAAATTTCAATATCTGTATCTAACCAACAAACCTTATTTGCAATATGAGATGCTTTTATCATAGATTTGGGTTTTTTAAACCAACCTTTAACATCAGCAGTTCTCAAATTTAAAACGTCATCAAATCCTAAAGACAATAATTCTTCGTGATCCATAGTGACGCCAAAATCGGCAAAAATGATAGGTGTTTTATTGTAAGTTAAAAAATTTACCATAAACCATGGTAACATCCATTGAGTATTTTTATCACATCCTGTTAAAAATATCTTATTAAATGATTTCATATTTATCTCCGTAAGAGTGTTTTGCCAAACAACCCTCTTTTCTTTGAATTGTAGTAAAGCTATCTCTTGCTACAGCAACATAAGGATACAATTCATATAAAAAATCAAATCTATTATTATGAAGAAAAACGTCTGTAGGACCTGCATCAACTTTTGCTCTTTCAATTAGAGCCTTTGCTGCAGGAGAATTTAACATATAAGCATGTGCTCCAGGTAAATATTCTTTTGAAATGAGTTTATTAACACCAAGTTTTGTTGGAATATTAAATTTGCCATAAGACGGAGCACCTATTGAGCAAAGCATCGGATCTTTAAGTGAGTGCATCTTTGGTATTACTGGTATCTGATTTTCGACAACAGCATCATGTTCAAAGATCAAATAAACATCATCATTTTCTTCCGCACATTTTTCCCACAATTTATAATGTGAAACAAAAGCAGACATACATCTTTCAGGTCTAGAGTATATTTCAGAAAATCCTTGAGTAGGTATTCCTCGATCATTTAATATTTCTTCAGGATTATCTTCTGGAATAGTTGCTTGCCACATTTCAACTCCTTCCAAATCATAATCTGCAGCCGACATAATACATCTACTCGCGGATCTAACGGATTTAGGTAAAGCCCTTATTGTTATCACATATGCTTTTATCATTTATTTTTAACCTCTCCAACGTGGATCTGAAGATTCGCCTACCTTGATTTGAACTTCAAATTCTCTCAATCTTTTCCAAACACTTATCAATTCAACTACAACAGCCCAAGATTTAACAACATACTGTAAACTACTTTCTACTCTACCAAACGCTCTTATTGTTTGTTGTAGAGCACCCAATGTAATTGTCCCCGCGAGAATTGTAGGACCCAATGCAAGATATGGAACAAGAACCATACCTTGAAAATACGAATATCTTGCCATGTTGAAATATGCATAGTGAAAATACGATTTGAAATGTATGTCTCTTACCCAATCAAATAATTCCGCAAGAGTTTTGGGTTGACCTGCTTTAGGATCATCTTCTGCATGGACTAAAATTTTACGGTAACCAGCTTCACGTTTTTGAATGTCATACTCAATTCCAGGTAGTCTGATTCCTACTGCAGCAAGCAATAGGGTACCTCCTAATGCCGTTGCAAGTGCTACCCACATAAGAGAATTAGAAACTTCGCCTAATATTGGCAAATGTGTAACTGCCGCAGATAGACCAATGAGAATAGGAATGAAAGCAATTAAAGTCATGATTGACTCCATCAGACCAACTCCCAAATCTTCCATGATTCTAGCAAATTTAATAGTATCTTCTTGGATACGTTGTGACGCACCTTCTAGACTTCTAGCATATTTAAACTTATCATGATAATACTCAACCATACTTGTTCGCCATCTGAATATCCAATGAGATACAAAAAATTTAGTGACTACTGCAATAGCAATAAACTTTACTGCTAGCCAACCGAAAGATGCTAATGATCCATAAAACTCTGCGGCAGTAATGCTACCAGGTGTAGCTAACGCTTTTTGGAGATTATTATAAAAATCACCAAACCATTCATTTATCGCAACATCAATTTGTACCTGATACCACGTAGAAAATAAAATTAAGAGTGTACCGAAGATTGACCAATGCATCCAGTGTTTTGAAGTAAAAAATTTAAACATTGTCTTTTATTACCTTTTCATTTGAAGTGATAACCGCGTGAAGAATGTCTAAAGAATGATCTTTAAGTTTTGCAGAATTGTATAGTGCCTTCGTGTCTTTAGGAAAACAAGCACCACCAAATCCTCTGCCATCTGGACCAGGAACTTTCATATGTGAATATCCTATTCTTTTATCCATACCCACTAAGTAACTTACTTCGTCGTACTGTAAATTCATTTTAGAACAAAGATCGTAAATTTCATTAAAAAATGCTACCTTTGTTGCCAAGAAAGAATTTCTAACATACTTCATTAAGATAAGTTCGGGTATTGGAGAAAAGATTGGTGTAAATTTTTTACATGGATTAAAAATATCTATCCAAAAATATTCATCACCTCCACCAAAAAACATTTCTGTCTGTTTTTTGAAATCTTCATTTGCATTTGCTGCAGTTAAAAATTCTGGAGAAAAACATATGTTTAAATGATTGTACGTTTGTTCAATTTCTCTCCAGCCTTCCATTGACATAGTTGACTTTATAAGAATATTTGATGGACTTATAGTCGCAACTGGAATTCTATTGAGCATTTCAAATATAATGCTCATATCACATTCACCATTTTTACCTTCTGGTGTTGGCAAGCAAATGATATAACCATCTGAATCACCTTGATCTTCTATCTTATTATCGTTGTATTCTGGATCAACAATTGTGATATCATGATGATCTTTTAAAACGTTGTAAACAGCTTTGCCTACAAATCCATATCCTAATAATGTCAATTTCATAATGTATAACCTTAATAACTTTGTGCTAGTCTCCACATCAAATATTCTTTACTCTCAATAGGCGGATACTTAGAAGCTTCATGAAAACGTAAATTATCTACTATAGTACCCGGAGTAGGATCAACAAAATGTGGCATACTGAATCTAGTTTTATGTATATGTGAATTAACTACTCTATGTTTTGTGCTTTTAAAGTAATCATTTGTCCATCTCTGAAGTAGATCACCAATATTCACAACTACACCATCGACATTATATGGCACTGGATGCCATTCGCCTTTTAAATCTTGTACTTGCAATCCTGGAACATCGTTTATTTGCCAAAGTAGTGTAATGGTTCCGTAGTCACTATGTTCACCAATTCTCATTTGTCGGTCTGTTATTTCTCCTTCATATGCGGGATAATGAATAACCCTTGTAGTATTAAATGGCTGCATATGAGCATCTACAAGTGTAGATCCACATTTTAAAATTTCATCAAATCTGCTCAATATTCTAAGTGTGAGTTTATCAGCTACATCAATGCTCTGCATTGCAGTTGTTTTAAATCCTGGCAATTCTCTTGGCCAGAGATATTCACTCATTCTTGTGTTATTGTAATTAAAACTTTCTTTAATATCTTTCGGTGCAGTAGGATCAACATTTTCATCTCCTACCATACTATAGCCTAGATTAGTGTCTCCTTCATATGGATACTTTTTCTTTATTTCATCAGGTAAATTAAAAAATGCTTTCATTTCACTAAACCAACTAATCATATCAGAGTTTTCAGTTTTTGTCAAACAATTAGTAAACACGGCAAAACCTACAGATGTATAGGCATCTTCAATATGTTGATTTGCGTATGGTGAATTAAAATCAATTATAGGTATCATTATTATTTCCTTTGGCTCTGGGGGCAGGAGTCGAACCTGCATGAATAAATATACATTTACGCTAGTATATATTCACGGTATAAACAGTACCGCGTGTCTACCAATTCCACCACCCCAGATTAGTTTACAGTTTGTCTAGGGCTGCAATCATTCTTGTCATCCCGATACCGCCGCCAACTCTTGGAAAGAAATCAAATTCAAGAAACTTTTCAAGTTCCGCTTCAACTCTATCATCTCCGAATAAACTCTTAATAAGTCCTGCGTACTCTCCATCAGAAATTGTATGAAATGTATCTCTCATCTGTTCTTTATCAATACTTCGTTCGGCACTACCAATTGTTTCCATACCACCAAGAATAACATCAATCTTTCGGCTAGTACCATCTTCGTTACGACTCATATTCCAAAACGGACTCGTCATTTCTGGAAAGTCTGTAATCATACAAGGACCAAATGATGCTTGCATTGCTAATTCGTGTTGTGCATCTAGTTCTGTTCTAGCACTTACTCCATAATGTTGCTGCCATTCATTATATGTTTTTTCTGTGATAGTACCGAAACCTAAAAAATCACAAAGTTCATATTCCATACGTTTCAAATCATTAATGTCACCAGGCATTTCAAATTCAAACATTGGAAAGATCGTATCGTGACGACCAGGAATTGCGTTAGGCTCTTGTCGATATGACGTTGAGACACAAAAAAACCCCTTTGAATCGGGGCTGGTAAGTAATTCATGTTCTAGCCACATCTGACCAGTTTGAGGTAATGGCCAAACTTGGCCTTCATAATTATAACTTGCTACGTTTTCAGGATCTTCACAAGCGGCTAAGATACTCAATCTATTTTGCGTATGTACTTCCTCAAAGCCTTTAGTCAAAAAAAAGTCCCTCAATAGGGACACTGCGTTAGTAAATTTACGTGGGTTTATTAGTTGCGTCATTCTCTTTTTTTCTCCTCAAAAAAAGGAGCCCTAAGGCTCCTAAACTCATTAGATGTATTTAGCAAAGTTATTCTTGAAATTAGAAGGCCTCAGACATTATTTCACTTCGATAGTCGTTTTGTGGCTTTAAATGATTTTTAACTTTAGATATTGCTTCATTAGAATTATTAGCATTGCCAATAACTTCTTGGATTTCATCGTCGGCATAACATTCAATGAGAATATCCCAACCATCTTGCTCATAATTATTTAAAGCATATTCTTTCACAGTTTTTACAAATTGCATTATAAGATTCCCTATTATTTGGCAAAAGAAGTTTCAGTAACAATCATGCGCCGTCCCAGATTTTGCATCACGCAGTTCTCAGTATAAACTTTTGTCGCACCATCTTCAAACATAACATCTATTAGAGTTTCGCCGTCAGCATCTTGATGGATTGATGTAATCTCTCCTACAGCAACTTCTGTGGCGTACTTTCTTATAAATCCCATTCCAACTTCAAACATTTCGATTTCTCTCTTTCTCTCTTGATACAAAAAGACACTAGCAGATGATTCTACTAGTGTCAATACTTAATTTAAAATATTTGAAAAATTAATTTGGAAATCTTGCGGTAATTCCTTCGACGTAATAATTCATGCTGTTCAACTCGCCGTCTGTAGCTACCTTTCCAGCTTGAATACGAATTTCGCCTGATTGATCTTTGATTGGTCCAGTGAAAGCGAAATATTCACCGTCACTAATCTGTTGCATAATATCAGCCGCAATGCTACGAACTTCATCTGGCATATTTGTAAATGGTGCCATCATAACAACACCTTCGTTCATATGTCCAAAATAGTCCTCACTTTCCCAATTACCATCAATTACTGCTTGCACTTTACGAATATAGTAAGGTGACCAGTTATCGATAGTTGCGGTCAGTTGTGCTTTGGGCGCGAATGCAATTTGGTCAGATGCTTGTCCAAAACCGAACTTTCCCTGTTGCTCTGCTGACTGCATGGGTGCAGGTGAATCAGTATGTTGTGCAACCATATCACAACCTTGTGCCATTAGAACTTTAGCTGCATCTGACTCTTTTCCTGGATCATACCAAGTATTTACCCATACAATATCCATTTCAACGTCTGGATTCATACTACGCGCACCCATGAAATATGTGTTAATCTCACGGATAACTTCTGGAATTGGATATGCACCAATATAACAAATCTTGTTCGATTTAGTCATTAAACCAGCAATCACGCCTTGAACATGTCTAGCTTGATATAAGCGTAAGCCATAACTTGACATATTTTTTGCTTGCTTATATCCAGTAGCATGTTCGAATTTAACATGTGGATAACGGTTAGCCATTTTTAACGTAGCTTCCATATATCCAAATGATGTTGTAAAAATAATGTCTGCGCCCTGTAAGACCATAGCGTTGATTACACGCTCGGCATCTGGTCCTTCACTTACACTTTCTACAAAAAATGTTTCGACTTGATCACCAAAATGATCTTGTACATCTTGTCTACCAATGTCATGGCGATACGTCCAGCCATGATCACCAGTTGGTCCGACATATACGAACCCTACTTTAACTTTATCCCCAGCCCATGCGCTTGTCGCTAACATAGCCGCTGCTACGATTGTTAAAAGTTTTTTCATTTTTAGATTGACCTTTCTAGGTTGTTGTAGTTGATTGTAGTCTTTGAATGTTAGTATAATACGTTCGGCTGACGCCTAAGTTATCTACTAACTGCTTACACATTATAGCATCATTTGGCCATAGACCATGATTGAAGCATAACGATATTAGTTTTTCTGCCGCTTCTGGCTTGATTATATATGCAGAGTTTCCTGCAATACCTTGAGGAATATTATAATCGTCTACAGATGGAACAGATTGTATTTCGTTTTTGTTCTTTTGAATTAATCTATGAAATTCTGCTGATTTTCTTGTTGCCCCTCTCGGCTCATTAATACCTATTATATCATATTTTGAATCTAATAGCAGCTGGTAATCTAACTTTTTTCTAAAAATTGCATCATGTTCTAGAATTAGTATCGGCTCTTTCTTTTCAAAACATTCAGTCCATAGCCTAAAATGTGACACGGCTGCAGCCATGCGTTTAGTCTTTACCGCTGTTGGATATGCGCTCTTTATTAAACCCGTAGCTAAGTCTGTAACTTTGCCTTCCCATGGGTAATTCCAAAATAGATCCCAATGCATCATTTCAGCGCCCACTTTTATGTGATCGGTCGCTTCAAACTTTTCGATATTAAAATCATTGCCAAGTTTCTTTGAACTGAGCCAAAGAGCATCAAACCCTTGTTCTGAGATTTTGTTACCTTTAAGAGTTATCGCATATGATTTCATTTAATTTACCTTATAATAATCTTTGTACCAGTTTACAAAGTTTTCAACGCCCTCAGCAATAGAAACTTCGGGATTATAACCTAAAGCTTTTAATTTATCTGTATTACTCCAAGTTTCTTTCGCGTCTGCTGGATGCATAGGTGCCATTTTTATTTTTGCTTTTTGATTTAAGTTCTTTTCAATTTCGTGGATAAAATCCATAAGTTGAACTTTTTCACCTCTTCCAATATTATATATGTTCTTTCCTGATTGTTCTAATAAAATTGTTACTCCAATTACAATATCGTCAATATATGTGAAGTCACGTACCATGTCACCATTATTAAATACTGAAATCTCATTACCAGCAAGAATATTCTTTGTGAAATCGAAAAGTGCCATATCTGGTCTACCCCAAGGTCCATAAACAGTAAAGAACCTCATACCGATAGAATTTTTAATATTACTCATTTGAAATTGAGATTCATTCACGACTTTAGAATATCCATAAGGATGCTTTTGATTATATAGCTTTGTGTTTTCATCCCACGGAACAGGATTACCATTCATCACGGATGATGTAGAAGCATAAAGCACTTTATTAACATTCCAATTCTCACACGCTTCAATAAGATTTTGTGTTCCAATTATGTTATTGTTAATGTATAGCTTAGGAAACTCTAATGAATATCTAACTCCTGCATATGCTGCTAAATGTACAACAGCATCAACATTATTAAGCTTGTTATACCAATCAGATTTAAATGTAGTTAATGTTAAATCGCCATAAGAAACTTCAATTCCTAGGTCTTCTAGCTTTGCGGTGCGTGATCTTTTAAGAGAAACATCATAATAATGATTATAACTATCAATACCTAGTACATGGTGGCCTTGAGAAAAAAGCTTTCTTGCAAGATGATAACCTATGAATCCTGCTATACCTGTGATGAATATTTTCATTTTTGACTATCGCCCTTACTAATTCTATAGTTATCTTCAACAGAGTCTGGCGTAGAAACTTCAATAATAGTTCCTGGTTTTATACATGTTAATCTGTGAGGAAATAGTGGTGTATTTCTCCAAGTATCTCCTTCTTTTAAAGCTTGAGTGTGTTCTGATGCGTCTTTAGTGTCTATCCAATCAACGTTAAAAATACCAGAATGTATATACCAAGTTTCATCTTTTTCTGAATGAAAATGCATGGAGAACTGAGAATTAGCTTTTTCAAATACTAGAAGTTTTCCACAATACAAATCATTTGTAGCAAAGATCGTTTCGTGTCCCCAACCTTTTTCAACTTTACCTTTAAGTCTCATTTTATTTCCTCTTTATGGTTGCATGTCCGCATTTTCCTAGCATATAGTGTTCATATAATCGCCAATCTTTATTATCATTTAAAAATTTTTCGATAACTCTCCACAGTTGAAATTGCGTACCATTGAAAGGATTTCCCAACTTAGTATCGTGAAACGTGATATATTTAGATACGAATTTTGAATGTAAATCTAATTCGGCTTGCAAGTGAGTTGGTGTGTGTAAACTATCTATATGAAGTAATTCAACTTCTCGTATAGCATTTGCAGATGTTGAGGTAGATTCTATTAATTCCCATTGTATGTTATTTTTTTTAGCATATTCCTGAAATATTCGTCTAAGCTTTTTATTAAATCTTGACAAATCAAGATCAACGCCATAAATTTTTTTTATATTTTGTCCCATAAAAAGTGCCATTGTTCTGCCTTGCCAAACACCTAATTCAGATACAGTTTCTACTTGGTTTCCCAATTCGATCAAATGTTTATATCTTGCAGTATCATGTATTCCGAAATCCGTTGCGGTATATATTTCTTCATTTAAAATAAAATCACGCAATGTTTCTACACATTCAAATCGATCATAATTACCTTCTCTCATAAAATATTTTCTTTCTGTTTTAATGTTTACAGTTATCCAACCAATCTAAAGTTTCTGATATTGCAGGTCGGCGAGAGCCTGTATCTAGCGTCCAATTATTATATTTTTTGCCGCCTACTTTCTCACCATTTATGTAGTAAAAAGATTCAGCATTATTATCGTTTGCGTGAACAATCGCTTTTTTTTCACCTATAACTCCTTCAAATACTTGCTGATCCATTTTCTATTTCCTTTAATGTAGGAGCATAGACTCCAAAATGTTTTACTGATTCCGCTGCAGCTTTCATTGCAAATTCTATAGAATCTGGAATACATTGATATATAGTGTACCCATAACATAGAGCAGCTAAGAAAGTATCTCCTGCACCGCAAACATCATGCACATTTACTTTTGGAGGATAATATACTTCATCATTCCAAACCACCTTTTTACCACCATAAGTAACTATCATATCTGAACATTTGCTAATAAGTTTTGAATATTCATTGTCATTAATTTTTAGAATACAACCCTCAAGTCTTGAAAGATTATTTTTCTTCGTGTCCACAAAAATAGGACACTCGCACCTGTCGCGTATAGATTCAATCATTTCATATGATATAAAACCTTTATTGTAATCTGAGATAACGACCATATCATAATTTTCAAAATCTATAGTTCCAATAGCGACATTAGGAATATCAATGTCTTGTCCAACACGAATATCAACTCTCATAACTTGCTGCATAGATTTCTCATCAATATACCTATGCTTTTCATCGCATAGTTTAGTCATAGAATTTGGATTGAGGCCAAGATTTTGCATATTCTTTAGTACATTATGCGTCATACCTTGTTTTGTTTCTGTACGCAATTCGTCAAATATTGGAACTGGTGCTTCTGGACTTATTCTATTAATTTGACCGTAATGATAAATATCATCACATGCGTCTCCTATTAACATAATTTTCCAAAGTTTTGGTGGTTGAATTTTCGTCTTTTCTTTCATAAAAAATTATTTCTCCACTGTATTCACTTCCCACAATAATCTTACCTTGCCAATCTGATCCTATTACTCTCACATCAGGTTTAAATGTTTTAAATAAATTAATTAATTCTGCATCACTTCCAAAACACTGAACCTCATCTACAGATTTTAAATTTCTAATTATAGTCATTCTAGTCTTTAAGTTATTTACAGGTCTATCTTTACCTTTATTATATGCTATTCTTTCATCTGTGTCAAGTGCAACTAATAAGTAATCTCCTAGAGATTTTGCATAATTAATTAGATCGATATGTCCTATATGAAGCATATCATAAGCTCCATTAATAACTATTCTTTTCATTTAAGAAACTAGGTCCTTTACAGTTACATTCTTATTTCTATATATGCACTCCATAGCATAATCCCATTTGCTTCCTATTCTGAAATTATGATTGAGTAATGCGATTGTTGGTATACCACACGACATTGCAACCCACGTTAATCCTGATGCTGCGCCAACATGATTTTTAGCTTTACTTACAACATCGAATAAATCTTTTATATCAGTATATTGATTATGTGCATTACTTAATTCGATAGTTTTTTCTTCCATATATTTCTTTTTGAAAGTGTCTGTTAAATTTACGCATCTATCGGAAGATTTTGAATTTAATTGAATTGTTGTATAATTTTCTTTCTCATTATTATGAAAGTATTTTACCGTATTTACGTTATTTTCCAAATAGAATTGATCTGGATATATATGAGTAGCTAAAGAAGATTTTTCACTCTTTATATTTAATTCATACTTATCATTATAAACTTTATGACTCAGATTTTCAATTAACTTTATACCTTTAGATTCTGGATACATTGTATATAAATCTATAGTGTCAGAAATGTGTGCGAATACAGAACAGACTAATATGGAATCTCCTAGTTTCCAATCATTCCAATTACCTCTACCTCTTGCGGATATTTCAATTTTCATATTTTACTCACGTTATATTTTTGATTTATCCATCTATATCCAACTCCTGTAATTCTATCTTTATCTAAAAATATTTTTACGTCATTTTTATTCTTTATAGTTAATGCAAAATGTGTCATTCCACTATCTATTCCCAAATGAAATTTTGCATTATCTATTACCCACGCAAGCTTAGGTAGACCCCAACTTTCCTTATTACCAACATCTATTAATTTTATATTATACTTTTTAAAAAGTTTTTCATTCTCCATTTTATCATACATGAAAGGAAATCTTCCAGAACCTATAGTTTGCATCGTCGCATATTCTACGTTATCATCAAAGTTATCAGGTCTAATAAATTTTGATTTGTCTAGTTTAACATATTCAAAATCTGGATAATAGTGTAAAGACTTACATTCGCTCAATTCAGATAAAGTTATATTATTATCCGATATGGATATTAGATGGTCATATTTAGATTTATTGATATTCCAATGATATTTGTCTTGACATTTATAAATTAATTTATTGAAAGCATGAAAACCTACGTTTTGTTTGTCTGTTAGTATTGTCGCAGATTCTTTTGACATTGCATTTAAATTACTTATTTGACATATCATATCGCCAAATCCGTAAGGCGCACTTCTCTTAGAAATTTTTGGCCAAGATGGACCGTGTCTTGAAGCAAACTTTTCTTTATTATTTAAGAAATCTGTGCCATCTAGAAAACCATTTACAATAAAATCATTCTCCATGGCTTGTTCTTTGATTTTTTATGATATGATGAGATAGTTCAAAATATTGAGGTTCAACATATTGTATATGAATCGACTTATTGTTTATTATATAGTCTGCTTTATCCCAACCATATTTTTTAACATTTTTTATGAGTCTGTTAGCACCTTTAGGACTGATAGCATACGCAGCGGAACCAGGAATCATAGCTGCATTATTCCAAATATTTTGTGATCTATACACAAGAAAATTATTAAAATAGCTATTGATTCCATCTAATAATACTGGTTTAAGAATACTATCAAAAATTTCTTGATGTAGTCCAGATCGCATATTCAAAACTAACATCTCATCAAATTCTGTATTTTCCCAAGATTTTACAGGAATTACATCATGCTCTAAAATAACAATTGGTTGATCAAGTTCTATAGATTTTAACCACAAAGTATAGTGATTTAAAAAATTCGAATATTTACATTCGTAAGTATGTTTAGAACCGTTTCTACCAATTTGTCTATCGTACATATGACTGGGATTTAAGACTTCTAAACTATATTTTTTATCCCAAAGGTCTATAGTTTTCGGCGTAATTCCATCAAATAATTCTGCATCATAATCAAACTTTTGGCATTCTGAGAGACACAAATTAGCAGTCTTTTCAGAGTTTGAGTTATCTTTGATATGAATTATATAAGTTTTCACTTTTGAGCCACTGCATAAAATGCGTTATAAAGGTCAACTCCAGAACTTACAAGTATGTTAGAAAAATCTCTTGCCGTAAAATAGTCTTTTAAATATTCTGGAGTAAGGATATTCATATGCTTTCTATTATTCCAAGGTCTCCAGTAAGTCTGAGAATAATCGGGAAGATATAAGAACATAATACCACCTTCACGCAGATGATCTTTCCAGTAATCCAATGCCCCTACCCAATCACATAAATGCTCGACGCAATGTGAAGAAAATATATAATCATATTTTTCATCAGGCAAATTAAAAGCATCCCACTCATCGTCAATTTTTAAGTCAATCATTTTAGCGCCTGGAAATGCCCACTCGGGCTTCATACAACCAATGTCTAATCCATTTCCTGATAACATTTCTTTTGCAAAAGGCATAGCAAATCTTGCTGCATTACCATTCGTTTGAAATTCTGGATAAATATTATTATCGTGCTTCACTATTTTCATTTTATTCTTTCCATATAGTTTTGATAGTTATCTACATTTACACCATTATCTAGTGCTGCATTAAGATATTCTTTTCCACTTGGAATAGTAACACCTTCTCCATTCTGTTGATATACTATCACATTGTCATGAGTTTCAATATATCTCATATAATGATAAGCGTCCGAAAAGTAAATACTATTTTTTGATATGATCGTTGTTGGTATACCGATTGAAGCAGATGCCCAAGCTGATCCAGAATCTATTGTAACGTGCGCTTTAGACTGTGATAAAGTTGAATATAAGTCCAATATAGTTTTACATTCTTTTACATCATGAATATGTTTAAAGTCTTTTGGCATATGAGATAGAGCATCATCCATAGTAATCGACCTATCTTGGGCACCATCTGAATTTGTTTTTAGTTGGACCGTGACATAATTAGAAGTTTCCGATTTGCTTTTTGGATTTATTAATTTTATCTTGTCTTGTCTCAAGTCTTTAACAACTTTTACCATGTTGTCATTAATTCGTTCAGGTATTTTAATAAATTCAGGTCTTTCTACACCATAAAAATCGAGAACTTCTATGAGTGTCTTTAATTCGGCTCTGTTATAATATACTTTTTTAATATCATACGCTTTAAAATATGTCGATAATATAATACTATCACCAAGAGCATCAAAAATTCTATATATCTTCATTATCCATAATCTTTCATGCGTTCTTTATGCTTTGCTAAAAAATGATTTATTTTACCGTCAGGTATTCCCATTTGCCACATATAATTCATTCTATTCCACATGTTAGATAACTCTGTAACTTTTATATCGTGTAATGTGAGCATCAAATTTAAATATGGCTGTTCATTTAGTTTTAAAGTTTCTCTATAATCTCTCATTACAGGTAAACCACCGAAACGTTCTCTCGCTTTCAGTCTGCCCTCTTTTGACCATAAAACAACTCCACCATTCAAGTATCTTTTCTGTCCATTTGTAGACGATTTCTTAAACTCAACTTTACCGTATTTTTCAAGTTTAGATATTATCTCATTTGTAAATCCAGTGCTGTGTTCTTGGATCATTCCAACATCGGAAATTTGTTCTTCAAAGATACTATCAGAAGTATTTACTATGGTGTCAACGTCAAGCATTAAAATCTTATCGAACTTATCAAAATATGGATCCATAAAAAGTCTACATGCTTCCAAGTTTTGATTTGGTGCTCCGATTAAATCTGTCGTATTCAATTCATAAGAAACATCTATTATTTTCGCATATTCTTTTGCAGACTTTATTCCAATTTCAGCCCACTTAGGAAAACCTGAAATATTTTCTTTTATCAACTCTTTGTTGGGACCAGTGTATGATAGATAATATTGATATATTAGGTTATTTTTCATGATCTATCATCATATCTTTTACAGCATTATAATGTGTTATATTTCCCATATTACCATCTTTTTCCCATTGAAAATGTAGCCTATTCCACTCATTAGATATTTCAGTTATTCCAAAATGGTAAGCAAATAACATCATATTAAGATATGGAGTTTCAGTTTTACCCGTAATTTCTCTGAATTGATTATGACCTTCTATTTTGAAAGTTTCTCTCGCTTTCAATCTACCTTTTTTGGACCATAATTGTAGTCCTCCATTATATAGAGCAAAAGGTTCTTTAGGATATAATTTAGATTTCTGCCAAACAAAAAATGGGTTAATATGCTTTTTAGCGTATGATATAACTCCTGTGGTTGGATCATTGAAATATTTATTCCAAAATACTTGATCGAATTTTAAACCATATGCAGGAGACCTACTAGATACTCCGGCCTCATGTACCATACCAATATCATCAACTTTAATTTTAAATATATCTTCTTTTGTATTTACTATCATGTCAATATCAAGTAAAAGAATGTTATCATATTCATCAAAAGTTTCATCAAAAATAATTCTGAAAGATTCAAATACATTCAATGTTTTTTCATTCATGTATTTTTTATCTTGGAACATATATTCTGCACCAATAGTATCAGCATAATTTTTAGCTGATTCCTTACCTATTTTTGCCCATTCAGGAAATTCTTTAGTTTTATTTTCATTGGGATTTAATATTATAGTGTAAGGTACAAAATATTGATAAATCAAATTTTTCATACTATACGTCTTTCTCCCTTAGCATATTTTCCTTTTATGCTTTTAGCCCAAGTTGACCAATCATTAATTTCATATTTAATATCTTGAGAAACATACCAATCTTCATAGGAATATACCTGTCTTAGCATATCGGATCTAGGAACATCTTCATATATTCTGCGATATCCATAGTCACTTATCATATCATAAGCATCATTTTTAATTTTCATATACACCAAAGGATTTGAATATAAATCGTGTTCGAATGTCATGGAATCAAAAGTTAAACCAGCATTTAAGACTTTTTCCAATATTGTGTAAGTAACACTAGGCGGTTCACAATCTAATTGAATAAAATTGAAATGCTTATCTTTTAAGGAAGAATAGTCGTATGTTATTGCATCGGATATCTCTAATACACTATCATCTCTCCAAGAATTTTTCCAAGCATCTTTATACTTGCCATCAATTTCTATACTTATACCAGACCATCCATATAGTTCTAGCAGTGCTGTATTATTTCCATTTTTAAATGGATGGTTAGCGCCAATCTCTAACCATCTCTTGTTTTTACCTAGTAATTCTAATGCAAAGTAGTCTTGCCAGGCATGCGTATCAGATATGTACTCAAATGGATCAGGTTTATTCGACAATTTATATCCTTTCATTATTAATTATTATATCACTTCTACGTCATTTTGTCAAATTTTATTTCTTATGCATAACCTCTTTCGCATAGAACGCCGCAACGATAGCAGCAACAGAAACAAAGTATGTTGGTGCCATATCACCAAGAATATTGGGCGCTTTCTCTAGACCTATCCAAGCTGCAATAACAACAGCAAATGGATACAGCAGCATACCTGCAAGAGCAAACCAAGCCATTGCTCTTTGTGCATCTTGTTTCTTATCTTCATTCTCCATATCAGAACGTAAATCTTCTAACTCAATCATTCTTTTTTCATTAGCCATTTCTTCATCAGAGATGATGCCATCTCCGTCCCTATCAAGATATTCATATTGCGATTCTGTTTGTAACTGCTTTGGTTTCTTAGCCATGTCTTTTCCTCATTATCTTATTTTTCATAGTAAAGAAATCACTTGACATTTTAAACGAATCTGTTATAATAAGATTCTTCTTAGTGAGTGGGGTGTATGTACTATTCTTCAGGCGTTTCTTCTGAATTTTCTTCTTGATTTGCCTTAGATTGTGCAATTAAATCTTCGACAATCATATTTACTTTATCGAATACTTGACCCACAGTTGTTAAGTCTCCAGCTTTAAAAATGCCGGCTTGCGTTGCTGCATCGATAACTTGTCGAATAACGACCAAATCATTTGGTGTAATAGTAATGTTATTTTCTTCATTATCAGTAGTCATTTTTATCTATCTCCATCTAGATTAATTATTTACTTAGTATATAGCAGTTTAATAAAATGTTTCAGGGACATCATTACGGCGGTAGTCCTGTCCATGCTTGAATTACAATTTTGCCGCTTGTGCCAGCACCGCCGTTTCTAGTTCCTGTATTGGTGCCAGCACCACCGCCTCCACCACCAAAAGATGATGTGGTTCCTCCATTTGCAGAGGGTGCGTTTCCTCCAGACCCTCCAGGCCCATAATAAGACGCTCCTCCATCGCCGCCATTGAACCCGTATTGCGCCTGACCGTTTTGGCCAGCACCACCAGTAAGAAGTGAAGTGGATACCATGCCATTACTTGTGGCAGTGCCGAGGCCACCACCTGTAGCGCCAGAGTTTCGCGATCCACCATACCCGACAGCAAAGATTGTAGTAGTGTATTGTAAAATTGACATTCCGCCACTTGTGCCGTTGGCCTGGCCAGAGCCGCCAGTACCACCGGCGCCAACAGTATAACTGATGCCGCCGCCACTTACTGCTTTTGATCCAATTGCAGTACCGCCGCCACCGCCACCGCCTGTACTAAACCACGATGTGACATAAGCAGACGCACCACCTCCGCCGCCACCGCCGCCTGTTACGAAAACTTTAACATAATTAGCACCGGATGGAATATAGTAGATTCCATTGCCAGATGTATATATTGTGTCCGATCCAATTTGAACAGGGGCAAAGGCTAATGTAAAATCTACTACCTGAGTTGTAATATTAGTACCATCAGTTACGCTAATAGTTATACTGAATGTTCCTGCATGAGCCTCTACTGAAGAAGGATTAATTGTAAAGACATTGTCCAGTTGAGATATTGTTGCTGTATCTCCTAAAGTTCCTGAAGTAACTGCATATGACCATGTAAGTGGAAAACCTTCTGGGTCAGTTGATGCTGCAGTTATGATTGTAGGCGTACCATCTGTGTTGAGAGTGTATGTCGCATTAACTCCTGTAATTGCAGTAGGAGCATCACTTGTTGTTCCTATTTTTAACCAAGAGTTTTCGTTATACATGTATAATTCTGATGATCTATATGCCAAATATCCATTTGCAATTCCTGATATTGGTAAAATATCTCCAGAATCAATCATTGAAAATCCGCTACCTTGAATAGAAGCAGGAAAATTCGATCTGGGTATTTTTGTTTCATCAAATTTTAATATAGTTGATAATCTGAAAGCATTAGATGGCATTTTATTTTCCTAAAAACTTAAAGTAAAAGTTGTTTTTTTACCTATAGTTTCACCATTCGATGTAGCTTTTATTATTAAGTCGAAAGTGCCTCCGTATGAAGTATTTGTTGTAGGATATACCACAAATACATTATCTGCTTGTGCTATTGCAGCTTCATTAAGTAATCCTATAGTCTCATAAGAAAAAGTCACAGTAGTACCGTCTGGATCAGTTGATACCGCAGTAATAGATGTAGGCGTACCATCGGTAGCCAATGTATAATTATCTAATATTCCTGTCGGTACATTAGGAAACTCATTAGTTGTACTCATAGTTACCCAAGCATTACCTGTCCATAAAAATAATTTACTGTTCGATGTGGAAAAAACTTTATCTCCAGGTGTATTATTTGCAATAGAAAGTGCAGCAGGATTAGCTATTTGTGTCAAATATGTTCCTGCTATATCACTAGCTATAACAGAAGAACTTATATTAGTTGTTCCGTTAATCAAAATGTTTGATAAATTAAAAGCATTAGAGGTCATTTATTTTATCCACCTTTCAGCACATGGACGCCGCCGATATTGTCACTCTGACTTGGCCCGTAATTTTTATGGTCAACCGTACAAGTTACTCCCTGACTGTCCATGTCAAGAGATTGAGTGCCGTATGTCTCACTGTAGTTCGTTGGGTAGCCCGTTGATGGCTGTGTGTTTCGACTTGCTTCGGTCCAGCTTGATCCTGAGCGGACGAAAAAATAAATGGCCCCCGGCTCATTGCCGTAACTAGATGGAAAATTTATAGGTTCCCGAGGTGCTCCTACAACCAGATTAGTTCCATCACCATTCATAGCTAATCGTTGACCAAAATTTGGTGACGGTGACGCAGTTGTCGCGCTAGTATAGCTGGCTGGTCGTAAAGTCGCCTGAGAGGACCATGACCCGCTTGACAGAGCAAGGATGTGTACTAACCCGCCGGTTGAACCTTGGTGCTGCTCCACCGCAACGATTGACCCATCATTAGATAGAGCAATTTTTGATACATACCACACCTGATAACCAGAGATTGTACCAATGGTTGGACTTGAGCTAAATGTTGATGTCCAGCTTGTGCCGTCATACGTGTAGCTGAATATTCGGCCATTAGTGTTAAGCGTGCCTTGCGTTCCTACAATTGTAGTTCCATCTCCACTAATTTTCAAATCCTTCATGTCGCCGCCGGTGCTCGGATATGTGACGGCTTGTTGTGACCAGACAGAGCCTGACCTAGACCATACCTCCACTGTATTTACCCCGTTTCTGAATACCGCCGTGTCGCCCGAAGCAGTGAGCGAGGCCGCTGCAAAATTATTAATATTAAACGTATCCTCAGTACTCCACACACCACTAGAACGTGTCAAAATAGTGACTTCTCTGGGCTGTGCGCCGGACGCGATGCCCACCAAAAGAGTATTCCCATCACTTGAAATGTCTAGGTATTCTCCCCATGCATCGTATTGCGCTGACGTTGGTGGTCTCAAAGTTGCCTGTGCAGTCCAACTCCCACCCACAAGTGTATATATGTAGACCTCTGAGTGATCGGTGACCGAAACAGCAGGATTGCTTGTATATTTCTGGTACACGGCAATCGTTAATCCGTCTCCGCTAATCACACTGTTCGCCCCAAAATACGCCCCAAAGCTGCCTTTTGGCGTTCGATATGCCGATGGCGCTTCAAGAGTCGTTAGATACACAGCACCTGTCGCCCAAGATGCAAACTGCAATGTAAACGCACTTACTGCACTAACAGCACCTGTCGCTCCATCAGTTACACTAAAGGTTATACCAAAAGATCCTGCATGGGCTGAATCTGTTGAGGGTGTGACAGTAAACACATTATCCGCTTGAGATACTGTTGCTGTACTACCGAGCGAACCTGTTGTGACTGCATAACTCCAAGTAAGCGCAAATCCTTCTGGGTCTGTTGATACAGCGGTGATTGTGGTTGCGGTTCCATCTGTTGCCAAGTCATAAGTTGCATTAACACCAGTAATGTCTGTTGGTGTTGCGTTTGTCATATCTGCAATTTTAAACCAGCCAGTGCCTGTGTACATAAAAACTCTATTCAATGCACTTACTAATGCAATCTGACCAGTACTCATACCAGTTAATGCAACTAGTCCTGTCATATCTGTAACTACTGTAGCATTGCCTGGTTCTTCAGCAGCTTGTGTTACACCACCAACAACTTTTTTAGTTCTAAGTTTACCAGAACCATCTGCTTCTAACTTAACTGCATTATCTCCTGTGCCAATCTTAATAGAAGGTAAAATAATCTCACCACCAGTACTAGCTGAAATAGAACCAGAGTCTCCTAAAAATATCGTATTACCACTTAAATGTAAATCTTTCCATTTCTTAGTAGGCGAACCTAAATCTCTTGAACTATCAGTGTCTGGTAATATATCTTGCGCTACTGAAGATAAATTCACACCAGATACTTGTCTTTGCCAACCGGGTATTGAACTTTTATATACAAAAGTTTGTGATCCCACAGTATGAATATCATCATTAGATGGACTATTTGGAAAGTTTATTGCCATGTCTTATCCTATTTTATTCTATTAAAAATGTGAAAATCCAGTTGGTTTAGTATAATCTTCACCGCCCCAAGTAAATGTATGACTTACTGTCGCCGAGGTTCCCGATGCTACAACAAACGCATATCCATTATTTGTATGTGGTATAGAGATACCAGCACCACCAGCGCCTGGGTCGCCACTTACCGTACTCCAAGTATCATTTTTTCCCATCCACACTTTTCCTGCATCGGTATCATATGCAATTTGCATTACATCATTCAATACATATCTACCTAATCCACTTGATGTGTCAGAGCCGCCTGACAAACTGCCGTAATGATTTCCATTGTCTTGATATACATAAACTACGTTTCCACCCAAATACCCACCACCAGAACCGTTAGCATGAGCCGTATCTCGTTCTGCTAGTCCAATCAACCACTGAGAGTTAGTGCCACTATGTATCGTAGTCATTTTCGCTTCAATATATCTCTTACCTGTTGGCATACCACTGGCTGCTACTGTAGCACCTTCTGGGAAATAATTATAGTTCGAGCCAGAGGCGGTGTTTGTAGCCCAAAATAGAGTTTCACCAGTAGATGTTGGCTCAACATAAGTGGATCCTCTTGTTTGTCTTGATGCGATAGTAATAACTGTTCTAAACGATAAGTCTACCGATGATATTGCAGGAGTTACTAAAACTCCATCTGAAGCCTTTACTCTAAAAGAAAAATTTCCAGCATTTGCCTCTGCTGTAGATGGTGTAAGAGTAAAAACACCATTACTTTTAGTTATCGATGCGAGTTGAGGAGGCAAACTATCATCATTATATATGGTCGATCCACTGAATGCATCCCAATCATACGTTACAGGAAATCCAGATTCATCAACAGCGACAGCGGTGATAGTTGATGCTGTTCCATCCTGAGTCAAATTATGACTTCCAGACGGTGTTGTAGTATATCTAGGTCCGATTTGTGAGCCTATCGATATTCTTTGCCATGCAACTCCATCCCACATATAGGATGCTTTAGTATCAGTTGCAAAACCAATATCGCCAGCAGCATTACCTGAAGCTGGAAATGCTGCAAGATTAGCGTATATCTTTGTACCGCCTGGACTAACATCAGCACCAGCACTTGTTTCAACTTTTAACGAACCACCAGCGTCTTTAAGTTTGATACCACCTAAATTTATAGTATCACCACTTAAAAATAAATCTTTCCATTTTTTAGATGCAGATCCTAAATCTCTTGAACTGTCTGCGTCTGGTAAAATATTAGATGCAACTGCCAAAAAATCTACACTTCCTGTTCTAGATGCAACATAAGCACTATCTACTAATCCTATAATACTAGAACTATCTAGCCCATCTGCTCCTATTGAAGTAGTTTTACCGTCCCATCTGCCGCTTGATGCATTGTATGTGTATATACGATCACTAGTGCTTATTTGTTGTCCATTTGTAGGAGAATTTGGAAAGTTTATTGCCATATTTTGTTATTCCTTATCCGTCAGACCAAGATTGAGCTTCAGCGCCAGTAGGTGCAGCACCGCCGCCACCTGAAGGTGGACCATATAATATATTATTGGTAGTCTTAGTTACTTTAGTGGATACTAAAACTCCACCATTTTGTATACGTTGAGCGCAGCCTATTCCATTAAGATTGTGTGGTGGTGATGACGATACCGATACCATGAGTGCCATTTTATATTATCCTATGCATATGGTACATTATTTTCGGGAAATGCATAACATGCATTTACATCTGCTTCATATCCAAAGTGATACCCAGTTTTATGAGGTTTAAAAATTCGATATCTAGTACTACCTTCTAATATAACATCTCCATCCTCACCAGCATTATCTGATATTCTATACATATTCATCATTCTACCGCGCCTTGGATTTTTATTAATCGCA